ATGAATAGAATTATATTAATACTTCTCGTCACTTTCTCCATCTGCTCATGTAACAATGCTGATGATGATATAGTATTTACAGCCAAACAGAAGAAAGCATATTATGATGCGATTGAGGGTGTGTACCAGGGTAAATATGGAGTTGCAACAATTGCAGATGAACACCTTACCTGGATTGATGATGTTGAAGTTTGTGTTGGTGGAAGTTCCGAACCAATGATATTGTTGTATGATGTCCCTTTTAATTCTTTGGCAGACTTGATAGGTAATGACACGGAACTTGGAAAGTTGTTTGAAAAAATGCCTCCTAGAGATGTAGCGTGCAGGTACACCTTCTCTAAAGTAAAAGGAAATGAAATTAGTCTAAATCTTTCACCAACATCCTTTGCCTTCAATGCAAACTATGATGGCAAAACACACCTAATAAATATAGATTTAGGGTGTTCAACCTATCAACTCTTTCCTATTACGGACAACAGAGAAACAATAAAAAAGTTATTCTGTAAACATATTTTAGAATTTAGTGTTATTACTATAAAGGTTGATGGAATTCTCTTATTTCCTGATTTGAAGCATAGCTTACTTGACATAGAATTTAGAAACAACGAAGCAGATTCTAATACAATAAAGCATGTGAGATAAACTGTGAATATGCGTATATTTTGAGTAAAATTTTGATAAAGGCGTCTTTTGTCACTGAAGGAAATATCTACATCTCAAAAAATGCCACTTTAGAAAGCAAAAATATTGATTTTAATACCAATGTTGAATTTATTTTGTATCTTTGCAGATGATATTGAAGATTACCACAGACCAGACTGGAGAAAGGAGCGGATTCCGAAAAGCTATATGAGTAGGATTAATTGAATAATAATGAGTATGAATATCGTAAAGGGTTTAACATCTACATTATTTCTTGCTACTATAATGTTGGCTTCATGTACGAGTGAAGATGATTCGTTTTCTGCTATTGATAATGAAAAGAAAAGCGAAGAAATCGTATACAGCATTGATGTTTCACGGTATGCAAAAGAAATTTCTTCTTTAGATTCATTAGAATCTATAGATATTCCTGTTAACGTAATTGGAAATTGTAATTTGATAAAAAAAGCCTCAACAAGGGCTGGAGAAACAACACCCGTTGTTGGTACAATAACAAATCTTGGCAACAAAAAAACTTTGTTCAAATATGGCGTTGGCGAAAACTTAGTACCAAGTTATTATTGTGGACCAAACCTTAATTTCATGACAATTTCTACAGTATATAAAGTGTCTGTAAGATATGATATAAATGACAATTACGACGTTAAAGGGTTTACTGGCGAAAAATCTGGCTGGAATGGCACATATATTAATAACCCACAAACTAGATGGCAAGGAAAGAAGGGAGATACAAGCTATACAGAACTTTATACCTATGTATATGATATCAAATCAACACTTCAAGGTGCTTCTGCTGGAAAGCACTATTGGGTTCCTGTAAACATAAATGATGTAAGAATATATTCAAGAATTTTGCAATAAGTAAGACTGGTATAGATAATCATGGTAAGTTAGTCAGTTTATATAGTATGTTAAGCGTTCTGCAGATAGTATAGTACGCAGAATTCCACAATAGCATTTCTGTATTGCTATCATATCTTATTAAGACTGATACTCAAATAATAATCCCGCCGATTTTAGTTTAATTCTAAAATTAGCGGGGTTCTGTGTTAATTAAAAGCCATATTCTCTGTCGGAATAAGTTAAACAAACTTCCTACCCAAGCACGGATTAGAACCAGTCACAGTATCGGCCAATAATAGCGATCGTTATAACAGCTGTACAGATAATGCCTATGTAGAAGAAAAACATAAAAGCCCATTGTGCATAATGTCCAAAGAAGATACCATCGGCTTCCTCATATCGTTCAATAGCACTCTTGCGCTTACGGAGGAATATATCATTGACTTCACGGATGTGCCCCTTCATCTGTGCAGTTATCCATTGGCGTTCTTTGGCAAACAGTTCTTGGATTTTCTGCCAGTCAGCATCATTGACATTTACAGACACCTTTAATTTTGTGGGAGCATTTTCCAAGACCTTATCTATATGCTGATTGATAGTATCTACCTTTTGGCTGATAGTAGTCACAGCACCACCTAATTTGGCTTCCGCACGTTGGTACTGCTGAATGGCAGATTCCAGTTCAAGTGTGGCATTGATGAAGGTGTTTGTAGCCTTGTCAATGTCCTCACTCAACTGCTTCAACTCAGGAACGCGGTTTACAAGTCCGTCTTCGGCTTGCTGTTCTTCAACCTCGTTTTCGACATCATTCATCATGTTGTCGAAGTCGGATCTTTCTTCTGTGTCTATGTTTATCTTGCTTTTTCTGATTGCCATATTGTCATTGATTTATCGGTGGAAACTTCTGCTGCGTGGTTTAGGCTTGCACATGGAATGAGCCATCTGTGCGCAACGGTGGGCAAACTTCCAGTCATCTTCATCATCCTTCTTGCCCCAACCAGAAGAGGGAGCAGAACCGCCACCGCCACACGAGTCAGACATGGAAGTGGCAGCATCAATATACCCTGCAAACAACAGTATCGCTACATGAGCGACATTCTTTGTTGTCGCTATATCATTATCCTCTGGAATCTGAACCTCATTAGTAAAGACATCTTTGACAGCGTTCGGAATCCACACCTTTTTGACTTCATCGCCAATGTTGATTGTGAATGCCGTTTGCATAATTTGAGGTTGCGCCTTTGGTTGTGATGCTGTTGGAGTCTGAATGACAGGACGAACTGGGCGAGGCGCAGGAGCAACGGATGGAGAAACAGGCTTTGTCTTGACTTGTGTAGGTTGTGGGTGCAGTTTCTTCCATGTGTCTTCTATCTTTGATGCCATAAACTTTCTGCCAATCTCAGAAGCCTTGAACACGGAAGCGTTCTTGCCGACAGTGTAGCCGACAAGTTTCCGCTGCTTGTCGTAACGGGGTTTAACCTCATAGCCTTTCATACGCAACAGATTGAAATATCTGTCAATGTTGAACTGTTGCATATCTTTGAGAGTATGTTCGCAATCCTCCGCAAGCTCCACTTTCCGCATATTCCGAATTTCCTGCGGTTGTTTCCACCCATGCCGCATATTGATGATTTCCGCAGCCTTCATTGCCCGAAGATGAATATCATGCACATCGTTGGTGTTACCCTCCATATCCACACGACAACAATCAATGTGAAGGTGCAGCGTTCCAGACTTGGAGTCAGAGTGCAATCCGCCCACATTCATAGTATTGGTGAAGTTGGTATTTATCTCATTGGAGAAACCGTTGGGCGTAAGTCCAACAGAATCCAAAACTTCCAATGCTTCGTCTTGGAGGTTTGACCAATCTTCCATCGTGAAGTTTGCAGACTCTTCCTTTGATGGGGAAAGTACAAAAGTGGTCATGAACCTTTCCAGCTTTCTGCCCACCGTCCTTTCCGCCTGATGATACTGGCAATGATGCTTCATCATGTACCAGATGGCGGTAGGGTCAAGACCATCGGGCATATTGTTCACCTTGACCGTCTTTGCATTCTCCTTTTCCAATGCGTACCTTACGGAATTGCCTCCATACGATACTACCTTTGCGAGCATAATCATGAATCCTCCTTTGATTTGGTCTGTACGTTTGTTGCGATATTCTCTTCAATGCTATACCAATGTTGGATAAGTCCTGCAACGGCATCAATCCACCAACGCATGAACTTCTCATTCTTGAAGAACCGAGCCTTTTCCTCAGCCGTTTTCTTGGATAGCACGTTGCTGATTTTTATCAAATCCGTCCTTGCGATGGCGAGAGAGTTGAGAGCGTCCACCTCTTCCTTGGTGAGTCTCATGCGTGGACGGTGCTTCAAACCAGTCTCAACGACATAGCGGCTCAGACTAATTCCGCACTCCATGGCAAGCGTCTGGAGCTGCTTTAACTCCTCTTTCGTACATCGGTAGGTATGGACTTCCGTAGGCGGTTTCCTTATGATGTTCTTCTTTCTCATTTGTCTTTGTCTCTGATTAAAATGGGATGATTACAAGCACCTTGCAAAGGTGGTCACGACTGCGAGCCTGCGAGTAGTCCGAGAAACTTTTAGGAATACAGAAAGACGGACACGGCTTCTGTATTACAAAAGGATTTCTCGAAAAGTACCTATAAAATGACGGCACTTTTAACAGCGTCCGTCCCCAAGGCTGCTTAAACGTATAACAGTCTGGCGGTAGCCTATGACTGTAAATCGTCCTTTGGGATGATTTATCGGTATGGTGGCTCATTAGCCTCTGTATGCCTATTGATTGCCGTTATGGTAGCTGTTAACCTTGTAACCATTGGCATTAGAACCGTTAGACTGTTGTGTTTTCCCTCCTGCCAGATGCTGTGGATATGTGTTGTGTTCTCCCTCATTCTGTTTGGCATCTGCTTCTTGCAGGGAAGAAGGATTGCCAACAGACTGTCTGGAGTAATTCTGTTGTGGGGAAATTCCACCTGTAACAGCATCGGAAAGATTGCCATTCGTTCCGACCTTGCCCACGCTTCTGTTGTCATTAGATGAAGTCGAATTTAGGGAAGAAGAAATATCTGCCGTAGAAGAATTGCCCTTGTTGTCAGTATCGGATATTCCATTGGCAGAATGTCCATCTTCCTTGTCCGACTTTGTATCATCCTCCGTTGTCGTAACAATTACTCTTGCTTGTGGAACTTCCGTGTGGATGATTGCAGAGCCATCAGTATTGCGCTTCAATGAAAAGCCGTTCTTGACAAATCTTCCGTCCACATACCAACCAGAGAGGGAATGCAGGGTAATGATGCGGTTGTCTCCAACTTTTTGTGAAGAGGAAATGCCCACAGCCTCCATAGCCTGTAAAAGTTTGGGTACGGTCTTGCGGTCTTTATCCCAGAGTTTGGCAAGTTGGGTGTTGTCAACCATACATTGCCCACACAAGATTTCCACTTGTTGGGTCTTGCTGATAGGTACAAGTGTTGTTTCACGTTCGGCAAGAGAGGCAAGAGACATGAAGCATTCCATGCGGTCAATCTTGTACTTTTTGCAGCGAAGATACTCCATCTGTGCATCGGACAGCGTGAAGCAGTAATGTATCTTTTGTTTATCCATGTTCTGTGAATTTTGAATATTATAACCATAACTGGCAAGACTGTTTTTCTTAGTAAAGAGAAAATCATCTATGCCATCCTCTCCTTTGGGAAATGTCCTCTGCGATAACATAGAGCTCGCCTTGCAACCTGTCATTAGAATGACTGCTTAATCGTGAAATGCATTCAATGCAAACAGACTGGGCTAGAAGTTTTCTTCTGCCGATAGTTGCTTCATCATTGATGCCCTTGTTGGCTCCGCATTGCTCGGCAAGTCCATTGAAAGCATCACGCATCCGAAAGTATCCGTTGCCAGTATTGATGTAGCTCACGACAAGGTCAGCGACATTTGCCAACTTGCTTCTATACTCCTCATGGGAAATATTATCCTTCATCATCGCCGTGTCTATTTACAAAGTTCACTCATGTGCTTGGTCGCTGCAGCCTTTGTCTCTGCCTCGGACATACTGCGGTTCTGGCGCATCCAGTTCAAAAGCTCGGACTTCTCAAAGTAGATAATCTTGCCGTTGGGACGGAAGAACGGAAGTTCATGCTTGTGTGTCATCTTGTAGAGACTGCTCTTTGATATACCCATGAATAAGGCAGCTTCCTCCAGTGTCAATACTTGCTTGGCATCACGGAGAAGGTTCTCCATTATCCCAATGCGGTGCTCATGTGACTCTACCTTCAAAAGAAGAGTCTCGGTGTCGATAGTTTTGTTCATTATCCTGTAATTTAATTGTTTGTGATTTGTTGTACTGCTTGTTTTTGAATATGTAGTCCCCCAAGGCAGAGAGAAATCCCTGCCCGAAAAATGGGGACTACAAAAGTGAATTTAACTGATTGTTATCCTGAAAAGTTCCGTTTACTTGTTATCCTGTAAAAAAGTTATTCTGCGTGGATGGGTGTTGGTGGCTGCTGTCCGCTTTGTTCTTGGTATCTGCTTGTTCTCTTCACGCTGTTTGCGACCTCGAAAGGCTTTCTTCGTGTTGTCAACAGCCTTGACCTTTTCATTCGTCAGCACATCTGCATAGATGGTGGTGGATTTGAGCGACTTGTGTCCCATTAGCTTCTTGGTAGTCTCAATGTTGCCGGTAACCGCCTGCACCAAAATTCCGAATGTATGTCTGGAGCAGTGAAAAGAGATATTCTTCTCAATGCCCACCTTTTTGGCTATCCTTTTAAGGGCTGCATCCACATTAGCCTTGGCAGGAAGGTGGAACACAAAATCATCATCGCCTTTGGGTGGCATCCATGACAAGGCGGTATTGCCGATTGGTACGGCATTGAGAGCCTTTGTTTTCTTCTGGACGATTACAAGAGTGTTCGTTTCCTCGTTTCTCTTGATGTCGCTCCACCTTAAAGCCTTGATGTCGCTGATACGAAGTCCTGTTAGACAGGCAAAACCGAAAGCCTTTTGTGTCTCTGCTACCCCTGGACTTCTCTCATCTGAAGCCATGAACCTTTTCAGTTCATCGGGAGTGAGATACTGCTTATGTGATGACTTTGGCTTGGGGAAGATGTCTGACTTCTCCAACTGGTAGAAAGGGTTAGCCTTCAACTTACCGAACTTGACAGCCTTGTTGAACACCGTCACTATGCGCTGTTGAACATTATGCAGGGAGCCTTCACACAAAGGCTTGGCTTCAACTCGTACATACTTCTGTGGTACATAGTCGTTCTTCAACCAAAGGAAGAAAGCCTTGAACCATGCCTTATCGAACTTCCTCAGAGTGATGTGAGGTCTGCGCTTGTTGGCAAGGAACTCGCTCATTAGGTATTTCAGATACTTTGATTGGTCAACAATAGCCTTGGAATAATCTGTATTGTCGCTCATCCAGTCGATGTAGGTCTGGATCCAGTCCAAGACTTCGGGAGACTCGTCATTGGGGATTTCCTTCACAATCATCAAGTGACCTACCTCTGGGATGGTCTCTGGATGAAGAATACGCTCTGCCCTTATCTGGTGAGCACGTTGCAATGTTTCTTCGTTCCTTGCTTTGGTCTCTGCATCAACCTCTGGCAACAAATAGAGGGAAAGGCTCTAACATCTTTGTAACCAAACGTAGCCAACTATATTCATTTATAAGTAGTTGGCTACGTTTTTTATATATTCGTGAATACCATTTGAAACCGATAGTTCCAAACATTAAAGCAGAAAACGGGTACCTTTTCGGGTACGCTATTTTTCATCCTCGCCATAAGAATTGAACTTATCCATGTTTTCAACCTTCGCCGCGTCCACGATTTTAATATACGGCTTCATTGCTTTATAGTCGCTGTGTCCCGTCCATTCCATTATAACGGGTGCAGGAATACCCAGCCTAAGCGCGTTTACTATAAAAGTACGCCTTCCGGCGTGAGTGGTCAGAAGCGCGTATTTTTCCACTATTTCCTCAGTCCGCACGCTACCATGATACGAAACGACCCTTATAGGCTCGTCAAGCCCGGCGATTTCGGCGGCTTCGTGTAAGTGTTCGTTCATCTTCACGTTACTAATAACAGGCAACGCCCTGTCCTTTGGTAGTTCCAAGTCCCTGTATTTGTCAAGTATTGATAGCGCGTACTTATTAAGTTCTATATGTAGCCGCGCCGTAGTTTTCTTTGTTACGATAGAGATGTACGGCGGCTTTGCTTCGCGCTTAACGTCAGACAGACGCAGACGGGCAACATCAGAGTAGCGAAGCCCGGTAAAGCAGCAGAAGCAGAACACATCGCGCACAGACGAAAGCGAAGGTTTGTTTTTCGGAAACTTGAATTTAAGGAAGTGCTGCAGTTCTTCCCAGCTTAGATAAATAACCTCCTTACAGTCCAGCCCCTTAAAACGTGGGCGGTACTGAAGATGTGCCGCGCCATTATAGTAACCGTTGGAAGCAGCCCAGCGCAAGAACCAGCGCAAGAAGCCTACGTTTTTGGCTACCGTTGTGTTAAGTTGGTTCTCTTCCGTTTGGAGGTAAGAAACGAACGCCGCAAAGTCAGCCTTAGAGAAGTCCGACAGAGAGAGCGACGGGCAGAACTTTAGCAAGTGCTGTTTAATACTTGCAAACTTAGTATAGGTAGCCTTAGACCAATTATTAGTAACCCCCATTTCTTTTGTAAAGAGGTCAAAGACATCGAAGAACCCATTAACTTCGTTTGCTTCCGTTTCTTCCTTTGGCTTCGCACGTCCTACCGCTTCATTAAACGCCGTCTTAAATTCGGCAGTAGTGGGCGAACGTTTGTTTTCCATTTCAAAGCGAACAAGCACCTCCTCCACCCTTGCCGACAGGTTGATTAACGCCCTATTGATTTCGCCCGAAGTCTGCTTATAACTATTCTTTGCCCCAAGACGAACGCAAGAGTTCATATCGTCCCATTTGGATGGGGCGATAACATACCCGGAACGGATATCAACACGGAGAGAAGCCCAGCTTACGCGCAGCCTAATGGGTACTTCTTCAGTAGCGTCCGTTTCTTTAGCGGTACGTTTAACGTGCAAACCTATCTTTATAGAAAACTTCATATTTTCTTTGTAAGCATATTGCCGCGCCCTGTCAAGAGCCAAAGCGCGGATATTGGATAATTGGCAACCAATACACTAAGCGTTTCAATTTCCATATTACGATAACGCGCCGTATAGCCTTCCTTTGGTGTTAGTCCAAATTGGCGGCGCATTTCCCGGTAGCGTGAGGGGCTTAACCCGTGCAGGACACAAAAGCCACTTAACGAACTAACCAACTTGTAAGTAACAAGCGCGTCAATAGCAATAAAGAAACGGCGGTTTACCGCGTCGCTGTTTGTCCTTTGCATAGTGAAGCGTTTATATTAGATACCATAACATAGTAGTCCGTTTCAGGCACAAGCGCAGTAGCAGCCCCCGAAAGGTAGGCTGCTTCCAGCGCGTCGAATACTTGTGCGGTCATATAAGGATAGTAACCGCGATTGCTATAATACTTATCTACTTCAATTTCCACCATAGCCGTATAGTTATTTCTGTAAAATTTTCGATTTAAGCGCGTTTCGCGTAAAAATGGTATAGTTGTAAGCCAATACAGAAAAACGCGCTAAAAATGGCGTTTCTGTGCGTTTGGACGTATCACCATAATACCATGTTTATTTATCTATATACCTCTATTATAATGTATTAGAGCATTTACCAAAGTTCAACCTTACGCCCGAACGCTAACCGACAGCGGCACATTCGGCAGCTGCGCCCGTTTGGGCATTGGCTTTTTTAGTCAGTTCGGCAAGCGTTTCGATAGTACGCTGCTGGCTTTCGATTATTGAAAGCAAACGCGCCTTTTCTTCCTTCGCATCTTCCAGCAACTTATAGAGCATTTCAGAAGGCGTGATATTTGCCATTTGTTCCGATTGCGTACTATTGTTGTTTCTACGTTGTAACATTTCGCCATCGCCGCGTATAAGCCAAACTGGGTTAAGTTCGGGATATTGTCTGCTTATTGCTTCTAATTTGTCTGCCTTAATTGATTTCTTGATACTTGCAATATAGGCAGAACCTACACCGATAGTACGGCAAAATTCGCGTTCACTCATATTTAAGTACGCTACAAACGCCTTTAGACGCGACTTTACGGTATTTTCCTCGTCCATAATTGTATCTTTTTGTTAAAGTTTTTGCTTAGACAAACATTTTGTATGCTTTTTATTTGCGTATTGTATGCTTAATATCTATCTTTGCAACGTGTTAATAATACAAGTGCAAAGGTACAAAATTTCCGAGCAGCTTGCAATAGCAAAAACACGCTAATTTTGAATTAAAAATAAAGCTATATGGTACATTCAAGTAAAACAATTAACCGCAACTTCCTTATAAAGGCAAGCGGAATTAACTCAGAAGGCAAGCGTATAAACACTTTAGTAGGTGTTTCCGGTCTGCTTGCTTTGATTGGCGAAGATTTGGCGGACAAGTTCGTAACACGCGCTATAAAGGCTTCCTTCAACAACGACAGCTGCTGCTGTAAGCTAAGACGAGGTTTAAGAATAACATTCTACAACAAATAAAGGAGATACAGACATGGCAACAAAGATGAACGACGAAAGAGGGTGCAGCGTTTGCGCCGCAGGAAGTGAAAACTTTGAGTTCTTCACAACAAGGCTCGGTAGAAAAGTCTACCACCGTATGCAATACGATTACCGCCATACTGACGGCGAGCTATTCAGCTGCATCGGGAACGACTTAGAATCATGCCGTAAGCGTCGGGACGAGTGGCTAAGCAAGAAGAAGGGCTGGACGGGTAAGGGCTTTAATACCTTATAACGTATCACAATAATACGAAATGCCACATTTCACAATAGAGAAGCCAACGGAGAAAGTATCCCTTTCGTGAAGGCTATAAACCGGTGACAGCAGGAAACAGAACCGCAAGCGCGGTACGCTTCGGGCGTGTGGTGGGCGAACCACTAACCGCGCACAAATTATTAACTTCTAAATTTTATAAGTCATGGTATTAACAGAGAACAAGCCGAAAGGCAAACAGCAGGGTTTTAACAGCGGCTTAAAGCAAGTGAAGATGGGCGACTACAAGACAGTCGTAGAGGAGTTGAAGAAGGCTTTAGGCATCAACAACCGTAACAGCTTCTACGCCTACCGTATTGGGGCTATCGAACCGAAGGTAACACAGGCGGAAGCTGTAGAAGGAGTGTTTAACCGTTTCGGCGTTACTAAAAACATTTGGGGCGCATGAAACTGAACGCAAAACTAAGCAAACGCGAAAGCCAAATAGCCGAACTATTGGCATGGGGCGCAAGCAAGAAGGAGGTAGCCGACAAACTATTTGTTTCAACGCGAACCATAGAGAACACAGCCCGGAACATTTACGCCAAGATAGGCATCCAAAAGGCTACGGAATTGTGCGTTTGGTGGTTTTGCACAAAGTGCGGTGTACCCGTCAGCTTAGACCCATTAAAACGCGCCTTCATAGCGGTAGTTCTTCTTATAGCGTTTGTTCCACGCGAACTAACCAGCTTCGATGATATTTTCAGAGTTGGCAGACGTGCAAGGATAACGCGAGTAGTGAGGGCGGCAAGACGCGGCAGCGAAAGCGATGATAGTATAAACTTCCTAAACTTTTGAGTTATGAACGAGTTATATAGAATTTTCGGCATAAAGTGGAAACGCCCGTTAAAGTGGTACGACAAGCTGCTCATTATTTGGGCAAGCGTAGCTATTTGCGGTTTGACAGTGGATATGGACACTATACCATTTTGGGCGGTAGTCTTGATTGTAGCCAACTTTTGCGCTTCGCTTTGGGTTTGTGCTAATGTGCTACCCGACATTAAGGACAACGAAGAATAACTGAAGGAGGACAGCAATATGAAGATTAACGACAACACGCGAGTAATAGACCTTACGGTAGGCGATTTCTTAGACGTAGTGGAAACGCGAGTAAGGCAAGTTCTAAGCGGAACGACACCCAAGGACAACGAGAAGCGGCGGTACGTTTACGGACTTAAAGGCTTGATGAACTTGTTAGGGTGCAGCAAAACAACCGCATCACGCCTAAAGCAGTCCGGCAAGTTGGACGAAGCTATAACACAGTGCGGCTCATTGATAATCATCGATGCGGAAAAGGCACTACAATTAGCAGGAAGTAACAAAAACGACAAATAACCATAACAACAAAGCTATATGAGCAAGCAAGTAAAAATTAAGCGTTTGACCCTTTGCAACTTCAAGGGCTTACGCAACGTAACGGTAGAGTTCAGCGAGGACGCGACTACCATCAGCGGACGCAACGGCACGGGTAAGACAACCATTAAGGACGCTTTCAGCTGGCTCCTGTGGGGCAAAGACAGCGAGGGCAACACCGATAGCAAGTTTGGCATCAAGACCAACGACGCTAACGGCAACTTTATTCCAGACCTTGAACACGAAGTAAGCGGAATGTTTGAGGTAATAGACACCGAAACGGGCGCGGTTGATACCGTGGAGTTCCGCCGCGTATTGGTTGAGGAATGGAAAGTACCAAACGGCGAAACGGAGCGCGTACTGAAAGGACACCATACCGACTACTTCTGTAACGGCGTGCCATTGAAAACAAAGGCAGAGTACGACAAGCGTATTAACGACATCATCCCCGAAGCAGTGTTTAAGGTAATAACCGACCCTTACTATTTCCTTACCCTTCATTGGAAGGCACAGCGCGAAATGCTCTTACAGATAGCAGGGGACGTAAGCGAAGCCGACGTAGCGAAAGATAACGCCGAGTTTGCCACCCTTCTTGCAAGAGTGACAGGCAAGACACTGGAGGACTACAAGCGCGAAGTAGCGGTACAGAAAAACAAGATAAGCGACAGGCTGGAGAAGATACCCACAGCCATAGACGCAATAACGAGAGTAACACCGACAGCACCCGACTACGCAGCTTTGGAAGCCGACAAAGCACGTTTGGAAGGCGAGCTTTCAGAAATTGACACAGCGGCATCGTCGGTAGCAGAAGCCAACCGCATAGCCTACGAGAACGCGGCAAAGATACAGCAGCAAATCAACGAGCGCAAGACCGCCCTGCAAAAAGTATTCTTTGAAGCCAAGGAAGCAGCGCGTAACCAAGCTTACAAGACGAACGAAGCCTACAATAACGCTGCCCGTGATATGCAGACATTGGACGCGCAAGCAAGAAGTGTAGAAACAGCTTATTCCAGCGACAAGGCAAGAATACAGACACGCATCCAGCAAGTACAGCGTTACACGGACGAAACCAAGAGCCAACAGGACGCATTACGCGAAAGTTGGTACAAGGTGAACGCCGAAGAGTTCAGCGGAGAAGCAGAAAACCTCGTTTGTCCTTTGTTCAACATCTGCTGCAAGGACGAGGAAGCGAAGGCAGCTTACAACGAGAACCGCGAAGCCGCAAGGGTAAAGTTTGGCGAGGATAAGGAAAAACGCCTTAACACCATCAACGAGAAAGGCAAGGGGCTAACTACGCAGATAGAGCAGCAGGAAGCCGAGATAAGCCGACTTAACGGCGAGCTTGCAACGTTGGAAGCGAAGCACAGCGCGGAAACGAAAGACATAGCCAACCGCCGCGCCCTTCTTAACAAGACACTTGCAGAAAGCCCAAGAGTAAGCACAGAGCCGGACATCAAGCCCGAAACGCTGCCCGAGTGGGTAAAGCTACAAGGCGAGATTACAAGCCTTACCGCGCAGCTTCCAACCGCTGACACAACCAGCGCGAGTAACACGGCAGAGCTACGCCAGCGCAAAGAGAGTATAACCGCGCAGCTTAAAGGCGTGGAACGTTTGCTCGGAGTACGCACAACCATAGAAACCAACAACGCGGAGGTAGCGAAACTTCGCGAGGAAGCCGCAAAGTTGGCGCAGGAGAAAGCAGACCTTCAGAACGAAGAAACGCTTATAGACGAGTTCACAACGGCAAGGATGAACGAGGTAGAACGCCGCGTAAACGCTTTGTTTAGCCGTGTTCAGTTCAAGATGTACCGCACGCAGATAGAGGACGCGAAGCAAGTACCCGACTGCGTTTGCTACATAGACGGTGTAAGGTACGCCGACAAGAACACAGCAGGGAAGGTAAACGCAGGGCTGGACGTGATTAACACCCTTTGCGCCTTCCACGGAGTAAGCGCACCGATATTCATAGACAACGCCGAAAGCGTGAACGAGTTTATCCCGGTAAACAGCCAGCTTGTAAAGTTGGTAGTTTCAACAGAAGATTTTACAGTAACAAACAGATAAAAGCCATGTGTACAAGATTACCAGCGACCATCGAAGCCGCTAAAGAAAAGTTCGCTTTAGCTTGCCAAGAAGCGACAACGTTAGAGATAGTTGGCAACGTAGCGGCAGCTTTCAACGCCGTAGGAGTAGTAACCCTTCTTCGCGAAGCATTGACAGAGGAGGTAATGGACAAAGTTTTCATGCCCCTCATGAACACAAAAATAGGCTTCATGACAGACCGCACGGGCAAGCCCGACAAACGCGGTAACGTTAAGCCGCTTTACAGCCGGGACGTAGTACGCGACTGCATCATCGACGCGGTTATTATTGGTTTGCTTCCAACGGGCAACCAATTCAACATCCTCGCCGAAAGAATGTACCCGACAAAGGAAGGCTATACCGCCCTTCTTAAAAAGTTGGGGGTACGCTACGTTATTGAGATTGGGCAGGACAAAAGCCAAAACCCACAGTACGCGGAGCTTGCATGCAAAATTAGTTTTTCACACAACGGCGAGAAAAACTCCTTTACGCTTAACGTGTCGGTAGTGAAGAACGATTACAGCAGCAACGACCAAATACGCGGCAAGGCAGAGCGCAAGGCGAAGAAGGCACTCTACGAGTATATAACGGGGTCAGACTTCGGGGACGGCGACGAAACCAGCACCCAAGTAGTAGATGCGGTAGCCGTGGAGATTAGGCAGGAAGCCAACACGGGCGCGACTATTGGCATAGACCCCAACGCGGCGGCAGTAGTTCAGCCACAGCCAGCACCACAGCAACCGCAGCCGATACCAGTGCAGCCAACGGCACAGCCAGCAGCCACAACGTACAACGCAAACAAACCAGCCTTCTAAGATGGAGCTAACCGTTATCGGGTCAAGCAGTGAGGGTAACGCATACGTTTTGCAGAACGAACGCGAAGCCCTCCTGCTCGAAGCCGGAAAGCCATTCAAGCAAGTGCTGGCAGCTTTGGAAGGTCAAGTAAACAAGGTAGTAGGCTGTCTGATAACCCACGAACACGGCGACCACGCAGGGCGAATAAACGAGTTCTTAAAGTACGCCCTACCTGTTTACGCTTCACAAGGCACGATAGAGAACGCCAAGATACGCACAAGTTGGAAACCCACAGCCATACAGCAGACGGAGGACGGAAACGGCTACCTTCCGCTTACGTTGGGCAACTTTCGGGTTATTCCATTCGCGACAAAGCACGACGCGGCAGAACCGCTCGGTTTTTACATTTGGCACGAGGAAACCGGGGGCGTTTTATTCGCTACCGATACATTCTATTTGCCGTGCAAGTTCAAGGGGTTAAACAACATTCTGATAGAATGCAACTACGACCCGGAGATATTAGCGCGGAGAGTTGAAAGCGGCGACATTCCAGCAGCTTTGCAGGAGCGAGTACGAAGAAGCCATCTAAGCTACTATACTTGTTTGGACGCATTGAAGGCAAACGACCTAACAGCGGTAAACAACATCGTACTAATCCATATAAGCGAAGGTAACGGCAACCCTACGGCTTTCCGTGAAGGCATACAGAGGGAAACGCACAAAACGGTATATACCGCGAAGCCCGGATTAAAAATCGAGTTCAACAAAAGCCCGTTTTAGTCATGATAAAAGGATTTGACCAACAAACGCAGCCACTAAGCGAGTACGAAGAGAACGTACTGCTGCCCGTCATATTGCAAGGACTAAAGACCAAGCAAGGCAAGAAGAACGCAGTAACCAACCGAACGATAGTTATGCGGTTGAGTGTTGCAGGGTACAAGATAGACGAAGCGCGATGCCGTAAGCTAATAAACCACATTCGCACAACGGACATTTTACCCGGACTAATAGCCACGTCGGGCGGCTACTTCTTAGCGGAGAACGAAGCGGAACTATTGGACTACGAAGAAAGCCTATTAGGACGCGAGAACGCCATTAAGGAAGTACGTTTAGCCATAGCAAGGCAAAGACGCATCCTCTTTGAGGACGCGCACAAGCCCCAAGAAGGGAGCATTTTCTAACATTCAAATAAACGACAACGACATGAAGAAGATTTTTCTATTTGTAAAAAACGGCGGTAACGAAACACTTGTAGGACGTTACGACAGCAAAGCAGACGCGCAGGAGAAAGTAATGGACATGGTGGAAGAAGATAGCGTTAGCGTTTTCAACTTCCGCATAGAAGAACGTGAGTACGAGGACATCACAAACCGCGTAAAGAGCTACGCCGACGCTTGCAAGGTTTTGGGCATTGAGCCGATGGACGAGGACAGCATGAAGGCGCAGGGCTTCCGCCCGGACGAGATAGCACGCCGCCAGCTTGAAACCATAACCGAAGCACTTAACGAAGGTTGGAAACCCAACTGGGCAGATACCGACGAATACAAGTTTTACCCGTGGTTCTACATTGAGGTAAGCGAGGTTCAAACAGAAGGCACTAACGGCGCGTCTGCCGGGCTTTCGTGCGCGGTTACGAATGGCGCGGCTTCGGGTACGTATGCGTACTTCGGCTCTCGGCTTTGCTTCCACGACCGCGAAACGGCACGCTACGCCGGGCGCACATTTACCGACCTTTACGCACAAATTTTAATTGAGAAGATATGATACAGCCCGAAAACACACAGACGAGAAAAGACGAAGTACGTTTTAGAACGTCAGACATTCGCCGGATCGTGGGGAAATTCTTAGCTTCCAACGTGCTAAAGACGTGGAACGAAGATTTTATAGACGAGAGTACGGGCGAGGTTGTAACCATTGAGCGTAACGAAATCCTGTTTGAACGCGGCAGCTACATAGACGATGATTTAGCGCAGCAAATAAACTTTAGCATCCAAGCAGAGGAGATAAAGGACGTAGAGGTAAGCAACCAGCGCAGATTAGCAGCACCAAACCAGCGTACCGGGTTATACCCGTTCAAGGTAAGCGCGAGAATTGGAACGAAACGCCGTACCTTCATACTGCAAGCGCAAGACGCGGCAAAGGCGATAGAGGTAGCGACGGACTACATCGAACTTAACTTTAGAAATTCGTTCGACATAACGGACATAAAGCTGATGGATAACGTAGTTATTCTTAACGACCGCCTACGCAAGTCCGTAGAAGCCAAGGAGGGAGCAAACGAGGAAGGCGCAGAACCCGACAACGGCGAGGAAACGCGCGACGATACCAAGTACTACAAGGTTGAAGCCGAAGTAGCGATAAGCACCGAGAATGAGGAAGAACCCGAAAAGAAGCCCTACGACTTCATTGTACGCACGAAAGACGTAGATACCGCGAAAGTGGTTATAACAGCGTGGATAAACGACAAGGTAAAGGAGCGCACAGAACGCGACGGGGACGAACGCAAGGTTATAGACCTTTCCATCCTTTCGGCTTCGCCATTCGCTTGCAACGCCATTGTAGATAAAGCCTTTTGTTTGGCATACAGAGAACAGGAGGTATAAGAGTAAGTAACTACAAGCCGGGGCGCGACCTTCGGGGCGCGTCCCTATTAAAGCATCAGTTATATGAGTCAAGATAGTATAGTAATGTTCCGCAACATAATAGAAGCGTTAGCCGTATTACCAGCCGAAACATATAAGAAAGTTTCGCAAATGGTTTACGCATACGCTTTCGACAGGGAAGAGCCAGCAGACGAAGCCGACCCTATTATACTTGCTCTTTTCCTTTCCTTCAAACCGCAAATAGACTTCAACGTAAAGAGATACGAAAGCTATGTAGAACGCGGTAAGAAAGGCGGTGCACCAAAAGGAAACAGCAACGCCAAAAAAGGAAAAGACAGCGAAGAAAAACAACCTAAAACAACTAAAAACAAGGTAAAACAAGTTGGAACAAGCAAAGACAACTTAGAACAACTTGACGAAGATACGGAACAAAGCGAAACAAGCAAAAACGACCTTATATCTATATCAATATCAGATAATAATACTGTTGTTGATGTTGATAACGCGCACACGCGCGAGAGCGAGGACGGAGCGCAGGAAGAAGAAAGCGAAGCAGAAGATTACGAAGCCTTCTTAAACGAGTTCTTCAAGGAAACCAACCGTTCAAACATTGAGGTTATTTGCATGCAGCTACACACAACGCCCGAAGCACTACGCAAGGAAGCCGAAGAGGTTGTAGCCGAGTGGCGGCTGACCAAGGCACGACACCAAGATTACAGCAACAAGGCGCGGCACTTAGTGAACCAATTACGGGTAAGGTATAACTTAAAACTTAAAGAAGATGGCAGAAAGCAAAAGCAACCAGCAGACACAGCAGCCGCAAAGGATAGATTTAACGGCGTTTGCGAAACTCCTAAGAAGAAAAAGCACCTCCGCAGCACGATTTAAGGTAGATAAGTACACGGAGGATATACCGAACATGCTATACGAGTGTTACCGCTACCAAGTGGAGAAGCGCGGACACGTTCTAAAGAGGGACGAAGCCACGATAGACCACATCAGACGCGCCGCCCGTTGGCTGTTGGGCGCAAGCCCGAAGCCGGGGTTATTCCTTTACGGAGAGCCGGGAAACGGAAAAACCACGTTAGCCAAGGCAATAGCGCAGCTTATAGGGCTTTTATACGATAGCCCATACATGAACGAGCGCAAGGGCGTAGTAGTTATTCCAGCTTCATCACTAACAGAAGCGGCAAGGGGCGAGAAGCAAGACCTTCTAAACCGAATGAAAACTACCGAACTGCTCTACATTGACGACGTAGGTATAGAACCAGCAAGCCTAAAAGTTTGGGGTAACGAGGTTAGTCCGTTGGTAGATTTGCTTTACTACCGCTACGATAACCAGCTATTCACGATAATAACCTCCAACTTGATAGGCGACGAGGATATAGAAAAGCGATACGGTGAGCGAATAGCCGACAGGTTTATAGAAATGTTCGACTTGATAGGCTTTGAAAACAAGAGCTACCGCCCAAGACTTGAAACTTTGCCGACAATACCAGCAGAACCAAACTCACAGAAGTAGCGCAGGGGTGCAAATAAGAGTGTTTGTCGGCATTTCAACACGCAAGGCGATAAAGTGAACGCGGAACACGAGAAGAACGCCTTAAAAGGCAAAAATACAGAAAATAACAAGCAACAGTACATGGGAAAGATAAAGTACTACATAAGTGGCAAGATAACGGGGTTACAGCCTTCGGAGTACGCCGCGATGTTTGGCAAGGCAGAAGAACACCTTACCGCGCAGGGCTTCGATGTTGTAAACCCACTTCGCCACGTTGTGCCGTCGGCACATTGGAAAGAACAGATGAAAGTAGATATACGGCTGTTGCTTGATTGCAACGCTATATACATGCTTTCAAATTGGGAACAGAGTATAGGCGCGACCTTAGAACACGATATAGCGGAAGGTTTGGGGCTGATAGTTGAGTACGAGCGAACGCCCAAGCACCGCGACATAAAAGCCGCCATTATTACGGCGATGGGTGTAAACTTCAAGACGATAGCGGAGGACAGCCGTAACCGTTGGCACGTTTACGCCCGGATGATATACGCGCACCATTGCAAGAAGCGCGGAGAATACACGCACCGCATAGCCGAGGAAACGAACCACGACAAAAGTACGATAAGTTACTATTTGCGGAACTACGATACAGAATACAAGTATAACCGGGAGTTCAGAGCAGCAGCCGAGAAGGTGGCAACCCTTCTAAGCGAGAAACTGAGCACGCCGACGGATATAACGATATAAACGAACATTCAGCTATATGAACGTACTAAGCCTTTTTGACGGGATGTCATGCGCGAGAATAGCGTTAAAGGAATTGGGGATAAAGGTGGATAAGTACTTTGCTTCCGAGATAGACAAATACGCGATAGCGCAGACGCGGCTCAATTTTCCCGATACCATACAGTTGGGCGACGTTACCCAAGTGGATGGGTACGCCCTTCCTAAAATTGATTTGCTTGTAGGCGGCTCGCCGTGCCAAGGTTTCAGTTTTGCAGGCAAGCAGCTTAACTTCAAAGACCCACGAAGTAAGCTGTTCTTTGAATACGTCAGAATACTGAAGGAGTTAAGGGCGAAGAACCCTAACATAAAATTCATGCTTGAAAACGTGAGGATGCTCAAAGAATACGAAATGGTCATAACAAACGAATTGGGGTTATTCCCAGTTTGTATAAATAGTTCTTTGGTCAGCGCACAGAACCGCATCCGCTTATATTGGACGAACATACGGACACGCACCGAAGGACTGTTTAGCGAAGTCTATACGGATATTCCACAGCCAAAGGACAAAGGGCTGCTATTAAAGGACATCTTAGAAACGGAAGTAGATACGAAATACTACCTAAGCGAAAAGGTTATAAACAACATGCTCCAGCACCTACAAAGGCAGAAGGAAAAAGGCAACGGTTTCGGCATAGACATACGCCAGCCACAAAACAAGAGTTGTAGCCTTACCGTAGGCGGCAAGATGATGCGCGATTTGGTGCAAGTTCCACAGCATGGAATATACCAGCGACCACGCGGAGAGAACAAAGGCGGTTTCATCGAGGGTAAAGCCCCAACTTTAACCGCTAATGCATGGGAGCAAAACAACTTAGTTGTAGAGCGTAACGGAGTAAGGCAGCTTAACCAAAGCAAGGAGAGCGCAGGGCAACAGCCATACCAGCAAAACCGCATTTACGACACAGAGGGCAAAAGCCCGGCGTTAATGCACGGACACGCAGGTAACACTATAAACGTATTCGGGGGGGTAAAATTATACGCCGCTTTACCCCGTTAGAGTGCAGCCGCCTACAAACTATTCCATCGTGGTACGTTTGGCAGTGTTCAGAAACGCAGACCTACAAGATGCTCGGTAACGGTTGGACGGTGGAAGTAATAAAGCATATTTTTAGCTATTTGAAGCAGTAAACATAAAAATAACCAATTAAAACAAACGATTATGTTAGTAATGGAAACATGCGGTTTCTTAGGAAACGACGCAGAAATTAAGGAGTTCAACGGGAAGCGTTACATTTCCTTCAACGTGGCAGCATCAGACCGCCACAAGGACGCGAACGGCATGGTAGTAAGCCGTACAACGTGGGTAAGTTGTCTGAAGTTAGGCGAAGGAGCGTTAGCAACCTACCTAAAGAAGGGTACACAAGTTTTCATCCGTGGCGACCTTTCTACAAAGATTTTCACGAACGCCAACGGCGCACAAGTAGGCATTAACTGCCACGTCCGGGAATTGCAGCTACTTAGCGGCGGCAGCAAGACGCAGACAGACGGAAACGCCAGCGCACAACAGCCGACAGCAACGGCACAGCCACAAGCACAGCCAGCGCAACCTCCATACGGAGCAACTGCAGCACCAGTGAGCGAGAAGAACGACGATTTACCATTTTAAGCCACGCTTATGGAATTGAAATATAAAGTACAGATTACGGAAGGCTTAATCTTCGATACGCTAAAATCATCTATACAAGACTTTATAGCCGACCTTCCAAGCAACGCGAAGCCAAAGGTAATGGGCAAACTTTGCAAAAGTATTAGCTTCACGATTTACCGCAACGGCAAACCTGTAACGGATAAGGACGTAGAGCCATACCGCGACACACCAGCTAAAGACGTAGTTTATAGCGCGGCTTTGTTCCGTGGCGGCAAACAGATTGCAAGCATAACGCTATGAACCATAAAGAATTTTACGACAAGGTAGTAGCCATGCGCAAGGCGCAAAAGGACTACTTTAAGTTTCGCAGTTCAGCATATTTGCAGACTTCCAAACGGCTGGAACGCGAGATAGACGACGAGATTAAGCGAGTAGAAGCCGTATTAGCGGAGGAGGAACGCAAGAACCAGCCTTCACTATTCGGCGATGGTTTTTACACAACATAACAGCAAGATCGATGAACGAAATACATAACTTCAAGATACCTATCAGCGGAACGGACTACGAGCCGGAGCGCATGGAGCTAACGATGTCACAAGCCCACACTATAGCAAGAGGACGGGCAAGACAGCACAAAGACCGCGAAGTAAGGCTTTACTGCTTTAACACCATGTGCCACCGTTGGGAATTGTGTACGGAATACAAGTACAACCACGGAACAAGGCAAGTAGACCGCACGGACTGCTGGCGACCGCTAAAGCCGGGCGAGCAAATAAGATAGCCATGACGTTTGAGGAGTTAAAGGCGATAGCCAACGCGAAGGCAGAGAAAGCCAAGCCAAGGCACGAAGAAAGCCAAATACAGCGTAGCTGCCTACGTTGGTTTAGGCTTCAATACCCACAGTACGCCCTGCTTTGTTTTGCAGTACCAAACGGAGGAGCGAGAAACAAGCGCGAAGCCAGTATCATGAAAGCAGAGGGAGTAACGGCAGGAGTAGCCGACGTTATCCTGCTTATTCCTTCAAGTGGCTACGCTTCGCTTTGTTTGGAGTTCAAGACACAGACGGGCAGACAGCAGGACACGCAAAAGGCATGGCAGAAGGCAGCGGAAACGGCAGGAAACAAATACACCGTTATACGCAGCTTTGACGAGTTTAGGAACGAAGTAACCAACTACCTACAACCGAAAAAGCGGTAATAGGCGAAGTGTTGGCGAAGTGTTTTAGGGTTAAACGTATCAAGCTAATACGTTTAACCCTTTATCTTTGCATAAAATTTTATAAGCATGAGTATTCAGACATTCAAAGAAAAGGTAAGGGGCTTTGTTAGCCGCATAACGACCGACAAGAAGAAGCACCTCGCGGCTGGCTTCGCGATTTGCGCCATAGTAAGCCTGTTGTTTGGCTACGTTATAGGCTTAATAGCAGCAACCATAGCAGGAGCAGAAAAGGAAGCACGCGACTATATAACCAAGAAGGGAACGCCCGAATTTGCAGATTTCGCGTACACGGTAGTAGGCGCGTTTATGTTCATAGCGTTTTCTGTAGTCCTTTCTTTGTTGGTGCAAGCCTTCATTATGTTGGTTTACTTTTAAGTTTGGCTTTGCAGAAAGCATCATATAGCTGAAGAGCAACGGCAACAGCCGGAGCGGAAGGGCGCGGCGACCAAACCGCGCCCTTTTTAATTAAACGACAACGACATGGCACGAAAGAAAAGAATACAGGCAGGAAAAAGCGACCTTCACGTTAGCGATTTCGGGAATATAGAAATACCCGATTTGGATTTGTCGCTGTTCGATGTGTTGAACGACGGCTACGACGAGGAAACACGCTATACCAAGCCGAAGGTTTACGACTTGAAAAGCGATTACGTTCTATACGACAACGCGGTAAAGTTGGCGCAGGAACTGCGTTTAGGCTTTGGAGAACGCGCCGACGTGTTTGTTAGCGGTAACTTCATATTCGGCGATTTCATAGAAGCGTATATAGTTGGCAATAACGCCAAGTGCAGGAAGATGACTATAAGCACGCTATCACTAAGTCAGAATAACGTAGATAGCCTTTACAATCTTCTTGCAAACGGGTATATAGACGAATTGAACCTCGTAGTAAGCGTTTACTTTTGGGGCAACGAGATAAGAAGCCTTATCCCCTACATATACCGTAAACTTGATTTCGGCAATAAGTTCCAGCTTTCAGTAGCATCAGTTCACACAAAAACCGCGCAGTTTGAAACGCTCGGAGGACGTAAGATAGTCATTCACGGAAGCGCGAGCTTACGCAGTAGCGGCAATATAGAGCAGTTCACAATAGAGGAGAACCCCGAATTATACGACTTCTACGACGAACATTTTAGCCGGATCGTGGAGAAGTACGCAACAATAAGGAAGCCAATACGCGGCACTTCCTTATGGAGTGAGTTAGTAAAGAAAAGGTTTAACGATTAAAAACGAAACATTATGGCAAGTGGAAGCGAGAGCAGAAGCGGAGGTAGCAAGATTTCCGCAAGTACGGCGGCAAGCCGTAGAACCGTCCTACCGTGGTCAATGCCATCGGGAGAGGAAGCACCATTTTAGCAACTAACAACGAGAGCCGCGCAAGGCGTGAGTACCTAAGCGCGGCTTTCCTTCAAAGCAAAGGTTATGGCAAAGAAAAAAGACACCAGCAAGAGCGCAGCTCCCGAAAGGAAGGCGAACACAGCCGACATGGTGCAAAGCGAGGTAGTAGCACTTTCAAGCATCACGCCCAACAAAGGGCAGATACCGGGAGTACCGAAGAACCCTCGCAGTATTCAAGACGGCAAATATTCCCTTCTTAAACGCAGCATAGAGGAAGACCCGGAAATGTTGGGACTTCGCGAAATACTACTTTACAAGTACAACGGCAAGAACATCATCATCGGCGGTAACATGCGCTACCGTGCCTTAAAAGAATTGGGCTATACCGAAGCTATTGTAAAGTTCCTGCCCGAAAGCACGCCGCCCGAAAAGTTACGCGCTATTGTCATAAAGGATAATAGCGGCTTTGGCGAGTGGAATTTTGAAGATTTGGCTAACGAGTGGGATGCGTCCGACCTTACGCTGTGGGGCGTGGACGTGCCGGAGTTGGAGAAAGTAAGTACAGAGGAAGAAGCGCAAGAAGATAACTTTAGCGTAGATGAGCACATGCCAGCCAAGCCGACCGCGAAGTTAGGCGACATTTACGCTTTGGGCAAACACCGCCTTATCTGTGCAGACAGCACCAACGCCGACGTAGTGGACTTGCTTGTAGGCGATAGCAAAGTAGATTTGTTGCTGACAGACCCACCATATAACGTGGACTATTCCAGCAAGAACGAAGCGTTAAACGCGGCAGACAAAGGCAACCGCATACAGAAGGACATCGCCAACGACAAAATGGAAGATAGCCAGTTTCAAGAGTTTCTAACGGCAGCTTTCAGCAACGCGAACCGCCACCTAAAGCAAGGCGGCGCGTTTTACATTTGGCACGCAGGAACGGAAGGGCTTAACTTCAAGACCGCGATAAAAAACGTAGGCTGGGAGTTGAAACAGATGCTCATCTGGGTAAAGAACAATATAGTTTTAGGAAGGCAGGACTACCAATGGCAGCACGAACCCTGCTGTTACGGTTGGAAGCCGGGAGCCGGACACTATTTTATAGACAACCGCAGCCAGCGCACCGTATTTGAGGACGAAACGCCCGACTTCGACAGCATGACGAAAGCCGAGCTGAAGGAGTTGTTACAGAAGGTTTGCGCCCTTCCTTCCACAGTCATACGCGAGGACAAACCGCTAAGAAGCGCAGACCACCCGACGATGAAGCCGTTAAAGCTCATGGGGCGACTTATACGCAACAGCACGCGACCGGGCGAAGTTGTGTTAGACCTATTCGGAGGAAGCGGCAGCACGATAATGGCTGCGGAGCAGTTAGGGCGCGTTTGCTATTCCATTGAGTTAGACCCCTGCTATATAGACGTGATTATTAAACGTTGGGAGGAGTACACGGGCGAGAAAGCGCAGTATTTGGGTAATTGTGCCAACGAAACAGAGAACAGCAACGAAAACAAAAAATAACAGCACAGATGGCAGCTAAAGATATTGAGCAATACCAATTCAAGCCCGGGCAGAGCGGCAACCCGAAAGGGCGACCGAAGAACCGCGTACCCGACAACCTCGTTAAGATATTCGGCAGCAAGGCGAAGGCAAAGAAATTCTATTGCTTGACAGCAGCCGAGATTAACGAATGGGAAGCGGTAATACTTACGCTTTCCGCAGAGGATTTGAAGGTATTAGCCAAGTGGAGCGACGCGCCAGCATACCCCAAGGGGCTGGCGATAGCCGTACTTTCAGACATGAAGAACGGCAAGACAACAACGTTAGACAAACTGCGCGAACGTCAGCACGGCAAGCCGACACAGCGCATGGAGATAACGGGCAAGGACGGCGCGGACTTCATGCCAGCGCGGACACTTACCAAGGAGGAAGCAAAGGAATTGTTAGAGAACCTACAAAAGGAATACTAAAACGTGGAGGATATAAGGGACATAGATATTATAAAGACGTGGACGCTGCAAGGAACGCTAAACTTTACGCGCTACTTCTTCAAGGAGAAGTACAAACGTAAGTTTGTCGTAGGCAAGCATCACGTTAAGATAGCGGAAGCCTTAGATAGGGTTTTTCGCGGTCAGTCTACGCGCCTTATTATCAACATAGCCCCACGTTACGGAAAGACGGAGTTAGCCGTTAAGAACTTCATAGCGATGGGGTTAGCTATAAACCCGAAGGCAAAGTTTATACATCTTTCGTATTCCGATGATTTGGCACGCGACAACTCGCGAGGAGTGCAGGAAATTTTACGAGAAAGCAGCTACCGCCGTTTGTTTCCGGGAACGATGCCTACCAGCGTGAACACGCGCAAATGGTGGACTACGGAAGGCGGCGGACTTTACGCCGTGAGTTCAGCCGGACAGGTAACGGGCTTTGGTGCTGGTTTGGTTGATAAGGAGGACGAAGAAGAGTTAGCCGCCGAGGTAGAAGAACTTGCAACGGTAGGAAGTGAAGCCTTCGGCGGCGCGATAGTCATAGACGACCCGATTAAGCCGGACGATGCCAGAAGCGCGTTAGTACGCGACAAGGTAAACCAAAAGTTTGAAACGACCATACGCAACCGCGTGAATAGCCGCAAAACGCCAATTATAATCATTATGCAGCGTTTGGACGAAGATGACCTTTGCGGCTACCTTCAAAAGTTAGAGCCGGACGAATGGGAAGTATTAAGCCTTCCTGTCATTGAGATAGACGAGAAAGGCGAAGAAGTACCGCTTTGGGAGTTCAAACACACGCTGCAAGAGCTTCACGAATTGAAAGATAAAAACCCGTGGGTATTCGATACGCAGTACATGCAGAACCCGAAGCCATTAACGGGACTTATGTATGAACGTGAGTTCAAGACCTACGAAGTACTGCCAATTACGAAGAAGCACGTTACCAAGTCATACACGGACACGGCAGACACGGGCGCGGACTTCCTTTGTACTATTGTTTACGTTGAAACGGAAATAGGAAATTTCGTACTTGACGTTTACTATACCCAAGCACCAATGGAAACGACAGAGCCGGAAACAGCACGACTCCTCACGCGGCACGGAGTGGAAAAAGCGATAGTAGAGAGCAACAACGGGGGGCGCGGCTTTGCGCGTAACGTTGAAAAGCAGTGCCGATTATTGGGCAACAGCAAGACCGCCGTAACGTGGTTTCATCAAACGTTAAACAAGGACGAACGCATCTTTAACCATTCGGCAGAGGTGCAGAACCTAACATACTTTCCAAAAGGCTGGGAACACCTATACCCGAAGTTCCACCAAGATATAACGCAGTACAAGAAGGTAGGCAAGAACGCCCACGATGACGCGCCCGACGCTTTAACGGGTACAGTAGAGAAGCGAAGCGGAAAGCCGCAGAAGTTAAGCAACATATTTCCATAACATAACAAAGAGCGATTATGACAATAGAAGAACTTTTAGCCAAGGTAGCCAAAGGCGAAGGCGAGATTACGGGAGCTATAAACGAGTTGAGGAACGGACGTACCACGCCCGAACCTAATACCATTCAGTATGCCGCGCAGTACGACCCCAAGCTGCACGACATCAACGACCCACTAAAACGCCCGGATAAGTTGGTAGTAGTGGATAAGGACAGCGATGAGTACGGCGAGGTTAAGAACATCAACCCCAACGTAGAGGAAACAACCGAACAAGGCTTTAGGATTGAGAAGGTAGCTCGTATAGCGTTAGGCATGCAGAAACTCATCACAAAACGCGCGGTAGCCTTCACATTTGGCAACCCGGTAGCCTACAACGCCAACCCGACAGACGAGAAGGAAAAGGCACTTTTGAACGCTATAAAGCGCGTTTTCTACGATGTCAAGGAAGGCACGCTTAACCGCAGGGTAGCGCGAAGCCTTTACAGCACTACCGAGGTAGCCGAACTTTGGTATCCTGTGGAAACGGACACGCACGAACTTTACGGCTTCAAGAAAAACATCAAGTTCAAGGTAGCCATCTTTAGCCCGATGTTCGGCGATAGGCTTTACCCATACTTCGACGAAGCACGCGACCTCGTAGCTTTTTCGCGTCAGTTCACGCGCAAAGACCGCGACCTCGTTACGCGCACCTACTTTGAAACGTACACCAAGGAAAACCACTACTTATGGACATGCAAAGGACTTGAAACCGCCACTTCCGGCAATAATTGGGAAATGGTGGAGGGCTACCCCAAGAAACTCACGATAGGCAAAATACCCGTGATTTACGCCAGCCAGCCGCAAGTAGAATGGGAGGACGTGCAAAGCCTTATAGACAGATTGGAAAAACTGCTTTCCAACTTTGCCGATACCAACGACTACCACGCAAGTCCTAAGATATTTGTAAAGGGCAGCATTAAAGGTTTTTGCCGTAAGGGAGAAGCCGGGGGCATTATTGAGGGCGAGGACGGAGCGGAAGCAACCTACCTATCATGGCAGAACGCGCCCGAAAGCGTGAAACTTGAAATAGACACGCTCCTGCGCATGATTTACACCATAACGCAAACGCCCGACATTTCATTTGATACGGTAAAAGGTATTGGAGCGGTTAGCGGCGTAGCCTTAAAATTGCTCTTCATGGACGCGCACCTCAAAGTACAGGACAAAAACGAAGTGTTTGCAGACTATTTGCAACGCCGTATAAACGTACTTAAAGCCTTCTTCGCCGAAGCCAACTTAGACTGGAAGCAAGCCGCCGACCACTTGATTATAGAACCAAAGATAACGCCGTACATCATCGAAGATGAACTTAGCAAGATAAATATTTTGCAAGCAGCCAACGGACAGCGGCAAATAGCGAGCCGACGCGCAACCGTGCAGCGTTTGGGCTGGGCAGACGATACGGACGAGGAGCTAAAGGAAATCGAAGCCGACGAAGCCAAAGAAAGCAGCTACCAGCAGGGCGAACCCACATTTTAAGCGCAAGCGTATCAAAACAACACGTTTTAAGACCATATAAGCGCGTTTTCGTGTTCAAAGTGTATGTTTCCATATCCACGGCAAGAAACGCGCTTATATGCCAAATCCAAAGAAAATAACTATGCCGGACAACGTAAGAAACCAGCTTATAATACAACTTCGCGGCTTTGACGCACGCCACTACGCCAATACCGAGCGGTACGCCCGGCAAATAGACCGCGTTTATAAGACAGCATGCGACGAGTACGCACGATTGGGCGCGAGTTTGGACGCACCCGAAGGCGAAGCCGTGTTTTCCTTCGACAAGTACCCACGCGCCCGGAAGCAAGCGCAGGGTATCATGCAACGGCTCGCAAAGAAGGTGGAAAGCGTTATTACTTCCGGGACGCAAAGCGAATGGCTGGCGGCGACCTACAAGAACGACGCTTTTTTAGGCTCAATTCTTCGCACTTCCAAACTAACGAAAGAGGAGTTAGAGCAGTATCAAGGCAGGAACTTAGAAGCCCTTAACACATTCCAACGGCGCAAGGTTGAGGGTATGGGGCTAAGCGAGCGCGTATGGAAGCAAGCGGAGGACATGAAAGCCGCCATAGAATTAGGCATAGACGTAGCCATCGGCGACGGAAGGGACGCGCAACAATTAAGCCGCGATTTGCGCAGCTACCTCCAAGAGCCGAAACGCCTTTACCGCCGTGTTCGCGACAAGGGCGGCGTATTGAGGTTGAGCAAAGCAGCCAAGATGTACCATCCGGGGCAAGGTGTTTATAGGAGTTCAGCCAAGAACGCGCAGCGATTGGCACGGACGGAAATAAACATGGCTTACCGCGAAAGCGAGTTTTTGAGGTGGCAGAAGTTGGACTTTGTTGTAGGTTTGCGCATTTGTCTAAGCAACAACCACACGATAATGAACAGCAAGGGCGAACCCGTGCCTTTGGTGGATATTTGCGACGAGTTATGGGGCGATTACCCTAAAACGTTCAAGTTTGTAGGCTGGCATCCTCAATGCCGTTGCTACGTTGTGCCTATATTGTCAGACTACGACGAGTACAACCAAGACCGCGCAAACCGCTTAAAGGCTATTGTACGCGGCACAGCCTACAAAAGTCTGCCTTCACGTCGTTCTGTGGTGGACGTTCCGCGCAAGTTCCGGGAATACATAGACAGCATATTAGAACGTTCCAAAGGTTGGAAGTCGCAACCTTACTACATTCGCGACAACTTTGTAGGCGGCAAGATTGAAGGAGGGCTTAACCCAGTTATTCCAACAAAGACAATGAACACCGTACAGCCCTGCACGGAGTTTGACGGACGTATCGCCATGCTTAAACGTTGGGCTTACGCTTTCGGCTTAGACCTTTCCAACGTTGAGAGCCTACGCACGGCAGGAAACCGCGCCGCACTATTAGCAGAGGTGGAACGGTTGGACGAGTTAGGAACAAAAAGGCAGTCGGCATGGCAAGACGCATATACCGAACTTTACTATTTTGCTCAAAACGAAGCCAAGGGCAACAAGGAGATTACGGACATTTGCGAGAAGGAACTGCGCGACAACGCTATTACGACTTCGCATTATTACGGAGATTGTACCAGCAAGCTAAAGGCTGCGTTTAGTGCAGTGGTGGCAAAACTTGCAGCAGTTGTAAACGCCAGCGGCGACAAGCCACACCCGGCATTAAAGAAGAAATACACGACCGAAGCCGAAGTAGATGACACCTTCAAGAAGATAAACGCAGGGCTTAAAGAAAAATGGTTTGAGAACGGCGACCTACAACTAATGGAGGAAACCAACCCCGGCAACAACGGCTCAACGTGGATGGACGGACGGCTATACCTTACAAAAGACCGTTTAGGCTACGTGAAGGCAGCGTTAGGCAAAATAGGCTCTAAGCGGTCAGCAGATATAACAGACGACGAAGCCGATGGTATGGCTACATTTTGGCATGAGATTACGCACAACAGAAACAAACGGGGAAACATGGTACTTACAGACACCCAACGCAGCTACATGGAGTTAGCCAACGAGTTTGTAGCGCGTAAGACTTTGCCGGAGTTCTACAAAACTTTAGGCTGTAAGGAAACGCCACACCCACAATATATAACAAACCGCAACTCAACGGGATATAACCGCATGGTCAATAACTACGATTTCGTTATACAACGGTTAGGACTTGATGCCGACAAGGTTTTAGCAGCAGTCAGAAAGAACCTATACAACGAGGTTTACAGCGATCAACAGACAGGATTACGGCAAGGGCTTATAGACGGAGGTATTAAACGTGCAGATGGTAGCAAGGTTAAGATTTCCGAGCTAAACAAGATACTAAAGTATTGTAAGGACACGGGGCAAGGCACGTTAGAAAATTGGTTGAAGTCAAATGGATTTATAGCGAAGGAAAAATAATCGAAAAATAAGAAGGAAGGGCTTAACTTGCCCTTCCTTCTTAGTCTATAATTAAACCTTTCTTACGGGATTCGCTTGCACGCCTATCAAAGTCTGCCCACAATTCATCACGCAATTTCTTTGCAGCTTTGCGGAGTTCTTTATTATTAAGTATTTCTGCCAATTCTTCTATACCTTCCGCTTTCCCTATTGGGTGGCAGTCCTTTTTATACTTTGCTACCTTCTCTTTGTCGGAAGGGTTTACTTTGGTTATTCTTTCGATAATAGCGGCATCTTTGGTAAAGTCGAATACCGTTTTACCTATCAATTCTTTGTAATTCATATAGCGTATTATTTGAAGATTACAGAACAAGCAACCAGCAGACCAAGAACGGCAGCAAGCGCAGAAATACAAGCAGCAATGGCTGCTACCTTATTCCAATTTATAGGATTTTGCAAACGTGGATTAAAGAAAATATAAGTTTCACCGCTTTCAGTGAGGGCAGCATCAACAAGCCCGACCTCTTCCGACCAAAAGCCACGAGCCAAACCCTTTTGTTCAAGCGAACGCACAGCAGGGGCGAAAGCAAGTTTTTCTATTTGCTTCAACTTACCGCCGTTATTACGTTGTAGCCAGCGTAACACGCGCTTTTCTTCCTTTGTCAGTCGTACACGCTCCATATAATTATATTGTTTGCACAAAGTTAGCCATTTTCCAGCATTTACGCAAAACTTTTTAGAGCTGCGAGCGGTACGCCCATAACCAAACGTAACCACACGGACGCAGCCAAGAACGGCAAAAAGGGCGCAAGCGTACCCAAACATAACTATTTAGACTAAAATAATCGGGCATTTTGTTGTATAGTATTACAACATTTACTATCTTTGCAACAACAAAAGTACAAAACCAATGAACAGGAAAATTATAGCATATAAGGACTACTTTAACACCTTCTTTGCCGAACTTGACAAAGGGACGCAAGACAAGGTATTATACGTTCTGATGCTGCTACGCACACAAGACCGCCTACCGACCAAGTTTATAAAGGCGATACGCGACGGGCTTTTTGAAGTACGGATAGAGTACAACAGCAACATCTACCGCATATTCTTTGTATTTGACGGTAACAAGATTGTAGTATTATTTAACGGCTTCCAGAAGAAAACCCAAAAGACACCAGCTAACGAGATTAAGAAGGCATTAAAACTAAAAGAAGAATATTATGCAAGCAAAAGAGATTAAAAAGGATTTTTACGACATTGACGCTTTGATAGATGAACGCTTTGGCAAGGAAGGAACGCCGGAGCGAGCCGAAGCGGAAGAACGCGCCTATACCTTTTATACGGGCGCGATAATTGAGGACGCACGGAAGAAAGCCAAGATTAGCAAGGCTGAATTAGCGCGGAGGTTAGGCACAGACCGCGCCTATATAACGCGCATCGAAAGCGGACAGATAGAACCGAAAGTTTCTACCTTCTACCGCATAGCCGCCGCCCTCGGTTGTACCGTTGGACTTATTACGCCGATTGGCTGATACAGCAGCCAGCGCAGAAAGACAAAGCCGCCGCGTTACATTGATACGCGACGGCTTTTATATTTTACAATAGCGAGAACTACTCAAAACGTGTTATTCGCTTGATTATTGCTTTTCAAATATATACGGAAGAGTTATCCCCGATTGATACAAATAGAATTGCTTTTCGCTTTTTATACTTAGTTCGTAGGTGTGTAGCATCTTGTTTTCAGATACAGACCAAAGCGACAAAGTATTTGCAGAATGGGTAACGTAGTAGTAACATTTTGTTTCTTCATACGGCTCACCTTTATAAGCAACACGGAAGTAGCTACATTCGCCCTGCGCATAGAAGCCCGTTTTTTCGCCTTCCATATAGCTGCTCGTCTTTATTTCCCTTTCCGTGTTGTAGTGAGTACCCCAAACTATTTTATCGGGTTCGGGTTGGAGTTCCGCACCGGGATAAGTGCCGAGGTTTGAGAATTGAACATCTGCCCAAGTTCCATTAAAAAGGGCAAACGCCTTCTGTTGCTTTTCTGTGTAGTTTCCTTCTTCGTTGTCATCTTTGGAGCAACCACAGAATACTAACAAGACAGCAAGTAACGAAAAAAGTAATTTTTTCATTTGAATTTAGTAATTTTGCACCCACCGCCCGAAGCAAGTATTTCACTTAACCGCATAAAGAAGCGCGGACTATATAGGTTTACGTATTTGAGGCATCGCCAAACGCCTAACGAAAATAAACCGTATAGCCGCGCTTTGCCGTTATATTCAAGTATGGATATACGACTCCGCGCGTAAGGTTCATTTTTCGTTATTTGTGAAATTTGGCGATTTTCAAATACAAAAAACCTAACGCTTCCTTATGTTGCCCGGATTTCTCCCCGAACAACGCCACAAAATTACTAAATTATTTGCAGAACGCAAGCGAAAAACAGACACAGAGCGAAGAAAAAGCATGAAAACCACGATTTCAGAACGAAATAGTTATGTTTTCATAGCCATTTATACAGATAAGCGGACGTAACCGACATATAACCAAAGGATAACCAACGTACAACCTAAAACAACCTACATACAACCCAATTCAACCTAAAACAACTTGAAACAAGCTAAAACAACCTTATATCTATATCTATTATCTATATCTATTATATTGTTGTTGTCGTTGAAACGCGCACGCGCGTACACGCGAGAGCGAGGGAGCAAAAGGAGAAATAGCAAGAACAAACCATTTTCGCGCCTTCACGAAAATGGCAGAAGCAGGGGCAACAGACAAAACGCGGCAGCTTGCAAGCCCATAGAGAGCAAAAACAAACTTCCACAACAAGGGCGACACCAGCCATAACACAACAAAAGCCGTACAACACCATAACAAGCCCTTACACGGCGTTTTTGTATTCAAGCCGATAGAGAGAACACCGAAAGAAAAATAATGCCTTAGAACGCAGAAAAAACGGCTTAACCGAAAAAGCAACTTTAAGGGGTATTTTTGCAAAGTGGCGAAGTGTTGGCGAAGTGTTTGCCGAAAACTTTTGCTAATCGTATCACCTTAATACGCTACCTTTGCAAAGAAAAATTAGTTTTCAATAGTTTATGAACGAATTACAAGAAAAGATTTTAGCACTACTTGCGGCTAAGTTCCAAGGCGTGCGTAAAGACGGTTTGCAGCAGTTGGCAGCCGCTATCGGTTTACAGGTTGCAAGCGAAGAAGAAGCTAACCAAGTCGTAGATAAACTTACCGCCGACAAGGTGAACGGATTTGTAACGGAATGGCGGAGGACAGCCGACGCGGAGATTAAGAAGGCTAACGACACCTACGAAGAAGGGCTTAGACGTAAGTACGACTTCAAGGAGAAGAACACGCCCGACCCTAATCCTGCGCCCGACCCCAACAAGCCAGCAGACAGCGGAGCGGTGACGCTGGACGCGATAAGCAAACTTATTGACAGCAAGCTGAAGGGCGTGCAAGACAGCATTACCACGCTTAACGCCGATAAGGTGGCTACTTCGCGACGTGAACTATTTGTAGCCAAGTTGGACGAAGCCAAGGTAGACGGGCGGCAGCGTGAAATGATGCTGCGCAACTTCGACCGCGCTAACACCACGTTTGCCAACGATGACGATTTCAACAGCTACCTAACAGAAGTGCAAGGCGACATCGCAGCTTTGCAGCAGGAACACGCCGACAGCGGACTGCAAGGACACGAAAAGCCCATCTTTGGAGCCGTGAACAAAGACGGGATTAGTAGCGGCGTAGCAGACTATATCAAGGAGCGTGCAGAGAGTAACAACAAGACCCTAACGGGCAAAGATGTCTAACGTAAAAATTCCACAAACATGGGTTTAAGAATAGACCGCAAGCAGGACAAGCGCGTAGTACACGCTTGCACACACAATTTGGCGGACATTCCGAACGGTGTAACCGTTTGTTCCGCAGAACTCGTAGCTGGTGGAGTGTTGCAGGAAGGCACGGTTATAGGCAAGGACGAAGCCGGGCTTTTTCACGCAGTCAAGACAGCGCGAGTAACAGAAGAAGCGACCAACGCCGCCACTTCCTACAAAGTGGCAAAAGGTCATCACTTCAAAAAGGGCGATTTCGTAATGGTCAAAGTAGGCGGCAAGGCTTACGCCGTTACAGGCATTGACAGCAGCGAAGCGACCCACGACACAATAACCGTAGGCACTACCCTCGGCGAAGCCGTGAAGGTAGGCGACGCACTTGTAGAAGCCAAGGCACAAGCAGCCAGCGGCGCAGCCTTCAAGTACAAGCCGAAAGCCATGACGGGCGACAGCTACGACGTGGAAGCCCTTAACAACCATTTTGTAACAGCCGTTACTATTGGTCAGTTCAAAGGGAGTGTCATCCCGGCAGTAAGCGACGATATTAAAGCCGCACTTCCCAATATTTTCATATTTTAACAAAAGTAAGTTATGATAGGAACTTTAATGCGCGGACTTAACGAACGCGACATGCAAGCCGTTATCAATACATACGACTTGAAGCCCTACTACTACCCTACGCTTTTCCCATTGAAGGAAACCTATACTTTGACATGGAAGGCGTTGGAAACTCAAGTAGGCTTGAAGATTGCCGCCGATTTGGTAGCAAGGGGCGCGACCATTGACACCAAAACACGCGAAGCAATTCAGCGCATACAGGGCGATATCCCCAAGATTGCCGTAAAGCGCACCAAGAACGACGAGGAAATTAACGACTACGAAATCATGGTAGCCATGACTTCGCAGAACCCCGACCTTCGCGCTTTGGTGGACGCGTGGGCAGAAGATACCAACTTTTGCTGGACAGCCGTAGCCGCCCGTTTGGAGTGGATGGCGTTACAGTCTATCTCGTTGGGTAAGATTACGCTTTCAAACACCAACAACGTAAGCGTAATTAGCGAATATGACGTAGACTATTTGCTGCCAGCCGACCAGAGGGTAGGCTACACAACGGGTTCGGCAAATTGGGCAACTTCCACATCAGCGAAGCCGATTACCAAGGACTTTAAGGCTGTCGTTAAGGCAGCTAAGAAGAAGGGGCATAACTTGAAGTTTGCCTTTATGTCGCTTGATACCTTCGCAACCTTTACGGAATGTGAGGAGGTACAGAAAATTTGCGCTTCATTCGCAGCAAACGCGCTCGGCATCCAGCAGACCCCAAGCGTAGACCAAGTAAACACCGCCCTTCGCGGTTTGTCTTACCTTCGCGGTTTGCAGATTGTCGTAATAGACCAAGACATTACTATCGAATTGGGCGACGGTAGCCGACCATTCAGCGGCAACCCATTCGCCGAAAACGTGGTAATGTTCAGCGAAAGCAAGGTTTGTGGGCAGACCTATTGGAAGAAGCCAGCGGACATGAACGTAAAGGGCTCAGCCGCTATTAAGGCTTTGAACGGTCATACGCTTATCAAGAAGTTTGCCAACGAAGAGCCGTTAGAGGAGGTAACAATGGGTATTGCTAACGCTTTCCCTGCGTGGCTTTCTTCTTCGCGTTCGTGGCTGCTTTCAACCAACAGCGCGACATGGAATCACTAACCACAACCGGGAGGGCTTGAACCCACAAGTAAAAGCCCTTCCGGGTTTAACCCTTTAGCTTATGACATACAAAGAATGGTTTTCCCGTACCGTTTCACGCTTTGGAGTTGAAGACGGCGACGTGGATTTAATGTTAGCCAACCAGCAAGACGCGATACCCGACCCGGACGCGGAAGTAGATACAACAACCGCAAAACGCGCCCTTTGCAAGGAGTTCGGCTCTATTATTCCACTTGCCAACGTCAGCGAAGGCGGTTATTCCGTTTCGTGGAATTGGGAAGCTATAAAGTTTTGGTATAATCAGACTTGCAGCGAATTGGGCATTACGCCAATGACTACGCCAAAGGTCAGAAACAGAAGCAACAGATGGTAACGGACGTAATAAACCGACAATACCCCCACTACCTCTACAAGCGCACCAGCGGCGGCGAAGCCGTGCAGGACGCTAACGGCAGCTGGCACACCAGCGGCGGCGCGTGGACTTTACACAGCCGATGCCGTGAGGAAACCAACGGTAAGGGTACGCAGATACAGGCTGCAAGCGGAAAGTTTGTTACGTTCGCGTCGCTTATCCAAATACCCGTAGGAGTTGAGAGAATACCCGAAGGGACGGAAGTAGCGATAGCGGATGAGCCGTTAGAGCCTTCGGCGTTGCTTGACCAAGAGAGCATGACAGAAGCTAAGATTACGGGAAAGGTTAGGATTTCGGGCGAGTGCTTGAAGTTCGACAAAGGTAGGTTACATTCAAGATTATGGGTATAACGGCACAATTCAAAAGCGATATAGACAACTTGTTTAACCTTCTTCTGAAGGAGATAGACAAGCAGATAATAGAAAGCCTTTGCCGTGTTGGAGAGGAAGCCGTTAAGTTGGCACGCCTTCCACACGAGAACGACTGGACAGACCAAACTGGCAACCTTCGCTCGTCTATTGGCTACGTTGTTTTCGTGGACGGCAAACAGCACGCTATGAGTACGTTTGCCAACGTACCGCCAAACGGCGAGCGCAAGCAGCCAAAGAACGCCATTTACAACGGCTCTAACGTAGGCTACGAACTTGCCAAGCAAGTCGGACAGCAAACGCAAGGCTACGCGCTTGTGGTAGTAGCAGGCATGAACTACGCGGTTCACGTTGAGAGCAAAGGGCGCGACGTGCTTACATCAGCCGAGAAACAAGCAGAGAAGGACATCGCCAAAGAATTAGCCGATTTAGTTACTAACGTAAAGAAAGCATTTGAGTAGTGAAAAATTGCAGTTCCATAGATACGGACGATATTCTGTACAAGATTGTAGCGGAAGCCGTGAGTACGGGAGTAGTGAGTATTTCCGGCATCGTTTGCACGCAGGGCGAACGCCCCGATGACAGCGAAACTGAGGATATAGTTATTAACACCATAACCGTAACACACGACAAGCCACAAACGGGAACTTCCAACGTAAACATCTACGCATCCGACTTAAAGGTAAAGATACGCGGAAAGGAACAGCGGAAGGCAGACCGGGAGCGGCTGCGCGAGATTGGGGACGCACTTGTAAGCTACTTAGACATGCAGAATATAGCCGACCTTGAATTTTGGATCGAGAGCGACATCGTATTACAAGAGCATCAAGTAAACCAGCACTACCGTAACATACGGATAAGTTGGAACATTCATTAAAACAGAAATAACATGAATATCGTAACATTAGGTTTAGCCGCGATTTTAGGCAAGTCCGGCGAACCAGCAAAAGCCGACTTCACGCAAACCGGGTACACAAAATTCGGTTTAACCTACGAGGACACCGCGAAGATGGCGCAGGAGGACGGAGAAAGTACCGAGTTCTACGCAGAGGAGGAAGACGACGCAATAGAAGAAATTTCTAAAGCAGGAAAGATTACGTTTTCTTTTTCCGTTATGAACCCCACGCTGGAATGTCTTAAACGACTTTTCGGCGGCGAGGTAGCAACCGACGTATGGGCATACCCCGACGCAGAAGCACAGGTAGAAGAATCGCTTATCATTCTTCCTAAAAAAGGCTTAAAGTTCCAAGTTCCACGTGCCAAACTTAAAGCCAAGTTTAACGGCGAGTTTTCAAAGAAAGGCTTACTTCTCATTGAAGTAACGGCAACAGTTATGAAACCTACTACATCGGGCTTGAAAAAGTTGTATGTAAGCAAGGTTTCAGACCAAGACAAAGCCAACTTGCAAGCAATGGTAGAAACCAGCAAAGAAGTAAAATCCTAACCCAGCGACAGACAAACCGATTATCAACCGAAAGCCCCGTTACATTGTTTTCGGGGCTTTCTTCGATTAAAGCAGCATGGAGAACGAAAAGTTAGACAACCTTACACGCGAGCAAGGCGAGTTAAGGCAGATGATAAACGAAGGCGTTACTTTCGATATTGAAGTAATCTACCGCAGACGGAAGCCCGGCTTTTGGGGCTTTTTCCGAAAGCGTGAGCAAGTGAAGGAAAAGAAGGTTTACCGAATAGCAGAACCGACCCTATCCACGCTTGACCGCCTTAGTTTGCTTTGGCTTGAAATGACCATAGACGAAACCAAGCTAAACGACGATGACTATTTAGCGACCGCGAAGCAGTTGGCAAACAAGGAAGCCAAGAAACTCGCCAAAGTGGTAGCTACCGCCGTTTTAGGTGAAGATTACTACGACGTGACCAACAAAGGCGGCTACTTTGTACGCAAGCCCAACGAAAAGCGTTTAGCCCGGCTTACATCGCTATTCAGTCACAGCGTAACACCTTCGCAGTTACTAACGCTTGCCATATTGATAACAAACGTAAGCAACTTAGGGGATTTTATAAACTCTATAAGATTGATGAGCGCAGCACGCACAAGCGACCCGATAGCAAATCTTATAGAGGAACAGGGCTAAAAAGTCCGCACGGCAGACGGGGCTCGGTGTGTTCGCACTTCGGCTGGACGTTGGACTACCTCCTGCACGGCATACCGTGGGGGACGGTGCAAAGGATGCTAATAGACGCGCCCGGAGTTGAGGACGAGGACACGAAAAAGGAAGATACCGAAATAGTGCTTACGGACGACAACGCGGACGAGGTAATGAAAATTATAAACAGTTTCAACCGATGAACATACAAGGCGGCGGTTTGTCCTTCGAGATTTCGGGAACAAACAAACAACTTTTGCAAGTACTAAGCGAGAGTAAGAAGGCTATCCAAACGTTCAGCACGGAAGCAGTGAAGGGCGGCAAGGATATAGAAAAAGTCTTTGAAGCGGCGAAAGCGGCGATAGACAAGGGCTTTAGACAAATAGACACCATTGTAGACACCAACGACGCGGCGATAAGGAAACTTAAAGCGCAGTACAACGAATTGGGTAAGGCACTAAACACAGCCTACATGACACCCGGAGCGGAAAAGGAATTTACCAACATTCAGAACCGCCGCCGCGAGTTGGAGAAAGAAATTAAAGTACGCCAGCAAATTATAAACGAAGCAGGACAGCAAGCAGACGCGCTGCAGAAGGAGGAACAAGCCCTAAACGAACGCAAGGCGGCTTTAGACAACATGAACAACAAGTACGAATCCATCCGTACCCAGCTACGCAAGGCGAAGGAAGAACTTATGCAGATGGCGGCAGCAGGGAAGCGCGGAACGGAGGAGTACGCCAAACAGCAGCAGGAAGTAGCACGCCTTACAGCCGCCATGAAGTCGGCAAACAAGCAAGCTACCGTATTGGCAAACCATAACAAGATGTTTGCCGGGGTTATTAGTGGCTTGACGCTTATGACCAGCGGCTACCAAGCCGTAACGGGAGCTATGGGACTTTTTGCAGGGGAAAACGAGAACTTACAGCGCATCATGGTAAAGGTGCAGAGCCTAATGAGTATAACGATGGCTTTGCAAACAGCCTATACGCAGCTTAACAAAAATAGTGCCTTCCAGCTTGTATTAGTAGCCAAGGCAAAGGACATGCTTACCGCAGCAAACGCAAGACTTGCTGCGGCTTTGGGCGTTTCCAACGCTATGGCTACCGTATTGATGTCTACTTTAACTTTGGGACTTGCAGCCGCGATTACGGCGGTTATTGCCATCATTGAGCATTACACCAGCAAGCAAGCCGAAGCGAAGAAGCAAGCCGACGAGTTCAACAAAAAGGTAGCAGAAGCAGCAGTAAAGCCTGTATTTGCCTACAAGGAACTACAAAGCGAGTGGTTAAGCCTTACCGGGTCTATGAAGGACAAAGAAAAATGGGTGCAGGACAACGCCGACAAGTTTACCGAATTAGGCTTTAACGTTACGAATGCCAAGCAAGCGGAAGATTTACTTATAAGGAATACAGCCAATTTTACGGCGGCGTGTATTGCTAAAGCCAAGGCGTTAGCGGCGCAGAACTTAGCAAGCGAGAAGTACGAAGCCATTTTGAAGAAGCAAGCCGAGATAGACGCGATGCCGGATAAAACAAGTACCTACGTTCAAACCTCCAGCTTTGGCACGGGCTACTGGGTTGAGGGCGAGAATACCGCCAAGAAAAAGGCAAAGCAGGAATTAGCCGAGATGCAGAAGAACGCCAACGCGCTAATCCAGCAGCAAATAAAGTTTACCCAAGAAGAACAAGCCTATTTGAAAAAAATAGGCATGCAAGCCGGGCAAGTTGTAGCCGGGAGCGTGGAAGCCGCAGAAAAGGAACTTAGCCGCCTTCGCGACCTATACAAGAAGGCTGGAACAGATGCCGAACGCAATAGTTTGGCAAAGAAGATAGCCACGCAGGAAGCCGAGGTAGAACGCCTTAGTTACAAGTCAAGCAGCAAAGGAGGTAAGAGCGGCGGTAGCGGAAGCAAGAGTACAAAAGACCCATACGCGGAGGAGCTAAAGAAGCGAAAGGAGCTTTACGCCAAGTACCTCAAATGGGTAACAAGTGAGGATAAGACCGTAAGGGATGCAGCTCCGACCGAGTTTGCTGCCCTTCTTAAAGGCGGTACAAGCTACTTAGACTATTTGAATAAACAGCGCGACAGCATCGATGCAAAGGCGAAGAAAACCGCTACCGACTTGAAGAACCTATCAACGCTTAACAACGAAATAGCGGAAGCCACGAAAGAATCCGTACTTTCAGACTTCGACGCGCAGCTAAACAAGGAGCTGGAGCAGTGCAAGACCGTAGGCGAACAGTTGGCAGTAATAGCCAAGAAGCGCGAGGAATTGAAGAACGACAACTCCGACGTAGACAACGCCAAGAAGGAACGTTTAGACACCAAGGAAACGGACACCAAGGAACAGGCGAAGAAGGAAACCGCCGAACTTCTGAAGGAATACGCAGGTTATCTCCAAGAGAAGTTAGACTTTGAAGAAAGCTACGCCCGTAACCGTGAGCTTTTGACAAAGCAAGCAGCCGAAGCATCCACCGAGGAAGAACGGAAGGTAGCCGAAGCCGCGTTAGCAGCTTTGGAGAAGAAACGCCAAGAATACGCCAAGCGCAGCGGAAGCGAGCAGTACGACAAACTTTTAGAGGAATACCAAAGCTACCAGCAGAAGCAGACCGCAATACAAGAGAAGTACAGCCAGCAACGCGCCGAAGCCGAGAAGCAAGGAAACTTAGCCATGATTTCGCAGATAAACGCCAAGGAGCAGGAGGAACTAAGCAAACTTGCAGCTTCGCGCCTTATGGCTACAGAAAGCTGGAATCAGTTGTTTAGCGACATATCACGCCTAAGTAGTTCCACAATTAAAAAGCTGTTGGAGGACATAAACAACAAGAAAATAAACCTTTCCGCACAGTTCAACCCGACAGACCTAAAGGCGATTAACGACCAGCTGATGAACGCGCGTAACGAGTTGGAAAAGCGTAACCCCTTCCTATCGTTGAAAAACAGCCTTTCGGAACTACGCGCAGTGATGAAAGCCGAAAAGTTGTTAGAGAGCGATGACCCGTTTGTAAAGAGCTTGCAGGAAAAGAAGAAGCAATACCAAGACTATACGGACGCGGTAAATAGTTCCGACGAGATATTAGCAGGTTCAGCAAAGGACGCATACGCCGACCTTCTTAGCCAAGGTTCGACCTACATAGACTTCCTGCGCCGCAAGATAGCCGAACTTAACAAGCAGAAGGTAGAACTAAAGATAACCACTGAGGGCGAAGAGCAGCTAAACGTACTTCAAGCCGCGTTAGATAAGGAAACCGGGCAAACCAAGAGCGTAAGCCAAGGTTTTAAGGATACCTTCAAGAGTATAGGCAGTAGTATAGACTTCGTATCGGGATGCTTCGATAGTGTTGTAGGCGGCATTAAGAAGATGGGTATTTCGATGGACGAGGAAACGGAAGCCATATTAGGCGACATTGGCGGCATGATGGACGGAGCAAGCCAACTTGCAAGCGGCATCGCCACGGGCAATCCTTTAGGCGTTATTCAAGGTTCAATAGGTTTGCTTTCGTCAGCCTTCGACCTGTTCAACTTCCGCGACCGCAAAGCCGAGAGGTCAATCAAGCGACACCAAGAAGCGGTAAAGAAGTTAGGCTACGCTTACAACGAGTTGGAACACGCCGTAAATAAGGCTTTAGGCGAAACCGTCTACCAAAACCAAAGCGCGTTAATACAAAACCTTCGCGCCCAACAAAACGAGATACAAGGAATGATATCAGACGAGAAGGGCAAGAAGAAAAGCGACAAGAACCGCATAGCAGAATGGGAAGAACAATACCGAGAAGCAGGGCGGCAAATTGAAGATATAATAGAAGAAATAACGCAGAGTATCACGCAAACAACCGCTGGCGACCTCGCCAACAACTTAGCCGACGCACTTGTAGAAGCGTTTGAGGGCGGCGAGGACGCGGCAAAGGCTTTCGGCGATGTCGCTAACGACGTGCTTAAAAACGCGGTCAAGAACGCGATAAAACTGCAGTTCTTAGAGAAGCCATTACAGAACGCAATAAAACAGCTTCAAAAAGATATGGGCTTCGACGAGGAAGGAAACGGCACTTTCGACGGACTAACAGAAGCCGAGCAAGCACGGTTTAAGAACGCCATTAAGGAAGCCGGGGCAAACTTCGCAGCCGCGATGGATATGTACAAAGACTTGTTTACGGATTTGGATAATACCGACACTTCAACACTAAGCGGCGCGATTTCCAGCGCGAGCCAAGAGAGTATAGACCTATTGGCAGGACAGACGAACGCGGTACGGCAGAACCAAGTAACAAGTATTCAGCTAATACGGGAGCAGCTTATGCACCTCGCAAACATGGATAGAGGTATAGGCGTAATAGCCGACCGCGTACAAAGTATTATAAACCACCTTACGACAGCAGCCAGCGACGATAACGGGCTACGTTCACAAGGTATAACAGACTAAAGGCATGGAGCTAAAGGAACTAAAGAAAAGGTTAGCGGCAGAAGCCAAGGAAAAGGGCATTTGCCGCGAGTGGTACGAGTTCATCCTAAACGCGCCTTCTAAGGAACGTTTGCTAACGCTATTCGTTAAAGGTTTGGACTTTTGCGTAGAAAACGACTATCCATCCGCGCAGCTTCGCGCGGAGTTTGCCGGGCTACGCCAGCACTTCGGCATCTTCATGAGCGACCACATCAGCGTAAAAAGCGGTAAGTACGTTATAGCCTTCGGCACGTCAGAGGGCAAGGCAAATTATAGCGGCTTCGACGTGGCGCAGATTTGGGCGCGTGAGGACACGCGGCTGGAGGTAACGACAACCGATAACGCGGTAGTCTGCATTGAGGTAGCAGACAGGGCACAAGTAACGATAACAGCAAGCGGAGCGGCTCGCGTTTGTGTGTTCCTTCACGGCGGAACAATAATCAAGGACGCGACCGACAAAGCTACTATTAAAGTCATTGATAAAAGCGAATAATTATGGCAACAGAGAACAACGTTATATTAAATCTTCCGTTTGACGAAGCCAGCGGTTCACAAGTGGCATACGACTACGCGCAGAACCGCCACGACGCAACGGTAACTGATTGTACATTTGTAACGGGAAAGCAGGGTAACTGCATCCATTTTGTCGGGAGCGGACACGCCGACATAGACAACGACGTAGTACGGCTTTCGGGCAACTTCACTATTATAGCATGGATTAAAGCCGGAAAGTACGAGGACGAATGCACAGCCAAACGTATAGGTTTGTTTTGCAATACAGACCAAGTGGAAGGCTACCGAGAAAGTTGGATAGACGTAGAACCCGATAGCTGGGGCTATTACGCGGTAAGAAAGCAGGGCAACGCAGTAAGCATCTACTTAGACACGCAGCTAATCGACAGTTTCATCCTGCCGACCACCTTAATGGGCGTAGCTTTAGTGCAAGACATTTACGGAACAGAAAACGGCTATGGCGATTTGGACGAGTTGAAAATCTACGATGTTGCGCTAAGTGAAGCCGAGATAGCGGAAGAACTTAACAACATTTCGCAGCTTGAATACTTCTTAGGCGGCGTTAGCTTCAACGACATTGATTTACATGTAGAAAGTTCTACGGGAGTGTTAGACCTTCCAAAGTTAAAGACACCTACCTCCGTAGATTGGGCAGACTACCACGGCGAGGTAATAGACCTTACCGAAAAACGCTACCAAGCACGCGAAATAACGCTTAATTGTTGGCTTCGCGCAAAGGGTAAGATGGACTTCACGGAGCGAGTAAACCGCGTGTACGACATTCTTAGACAGGACGGAACACAACGCCTCATGATTTCGATACACCCTACAAAGCCACTTGTTTACGAGGTTTACTGCGAAGATGGCGTAGCACCTTCCAAACGTTGGCACGACGATAAGATGATAGGTACTTTTTCGTTGAAGCTAAAAGAACCCGACCCCGTTAAGCGAGTGATACGCCACCAGCGCATGAACTACGCCACCAGCGAACTAAAGATAGAGCTAAAGAGTGACAAGATGATTACTATCTATTGGGGCGACGGAGAGGTAACGGCGGACGTTTACGGCGACTGCACGGGCGACAACGCGATAAAGCACACCTACGCGGACAACGGCATCTATTACGCCATTGTCGGCGGCGTGATTGAGGAGATAACCGAATTTTCTACTAACGGCATCGTAGTATGGAACAAATTATAATTTACCACCCGGACGGGACGGCAATACCGCTGATAAGCAAGAAGAACGTTAGCGTAGTGAGTAAGGCAACACAGAAAACCGCCTTACTTTCTGATGACGTTATAAGTATTACCGTTTCGTCCGCCGTGCCTTTAGATTTGCGCATCGGCGACACGGCACGCATTTACGGCAAGCCCTACAAACTTAACCAACTGCCCGAACCGACAAAGAACGGCGAACGCCGCTATTCCTACGAGTTACGGCTGGAGGGTTTGCAGTACGATTTAATCGATGTTCATTACCATTTGCCCGAAAACGCATACGGCGAAACGTTATATGCAGACCTTAAAGGGCATTTAGCTGTATTGGTTTGGAACATTAACCGCATTTACCCGAACAAATGGGCGTTAGGCGAGTTCCCGGAAGATACGGACTACAAGAACATCACGAACAGCGAGAAAAACGCCCTCCAAGTGTTGCAGGAGCTTTGCAGCGACTACGGCGTAGAATTTGAGATTACCACAGACGGAAAGCACCACACGCTCAACGTAAGGAAGCAAGTAGGCATAACGCACGCCTTTACGCTTCGATTTGGGCGCGGTAAGGGGTTGTACCAGCTTGCACGCAAGAACGTGAACAACGCTGGGATAACAAACCGCCTTTACGTTTACGGAGGTACGGAGAACTTAGGAAGCAATTACGGACATACAAAGCTGTGCCTTCCGGGAACTACGCGCCTTTCTTCTTTTCTTGAAGATAAGGAATCTATCGGTATTTACGGAGTGAAGGAGGGCGAAAAGAACTATTCAGACATAAAACCCCAGCGTGTAGGCACGGTTACGGCTTTGGGTAAGGACGTTATTACATTCGTGGATGAAACGATGTTCGACCTTAACGCGAAGGATAAGGACGGCAAAAGTACAAAGTACCTAATAGCAGGGACAAACGCTAAGATTAAGTTTGAAAGCGGACAACTTGCCGGGTACGAATTTGATTTGCACACCTACGACCATGCTACGCACACATTCGTAATAAACAAGTTCACGGACGATAACGGCATGGTTTTCCCGTCAGAGGAAACGGCAGCCTTCCAAATTCAGAAGGGCGACAAGTATAGCATCTTCGACATAAACCTCCCCGACGAGTACAGGACGAAAGCAGAAAAGGAGTTAGCCGAGGAAGCAACGAAATACCTCCCGACCGTCAGCCAGCCGCAAGTAAGCTACAAACTATCGCTTACTGAAGGTTTCTTTACGCAGCTTTGGGGCAAGGACACGGCAACGGAGGTTTTACACGTTGGCGACTTCATAAAGATAGAGGACGAGCAAATAGGCGTAAGCAAAGCCGTAAGGATAACGCAGATAGACCGCGACCTCTTGAAACGCCACAGCTACGACATCACACTAAGCGACACCGTAACCAAGAGTACGACGGTAAAGGTTATAAACAACTTGCAGGAGATTAACGAAACGATTGCTATAAACAAGTTGGCAGACCCGACCAAGGCTCGCAGAAAGTGGAGGGCAACCCAAGAACTTCTAAGCATGGTATTCGACCCCGAAGGCGACTATTACAGCGAGAAGATAAAACCGCTTTCCATTGATACGCAGATGTTGAGCGTAGGCGCGAAAAGTACGCAGTTCACGCTGTTAAACGTTACCTTCCAACCGAACTACAACGGCGACGCAAATACGCTTTACGTTTCGCCCGGACGATTGGCACACTACGCCATAGACCCCGAAGGCGTGAAGTATTGGCTTTTGGACGGCGCGACGTTTGCCGAACTTGACACGAATACGGCATACTACATCTACGCCCGATGCTCCACAACGGAAGCAAGCGGCGTTATAACGCTTTCCACAACGGCAAAGGCAGTTTGTAGCGAAGTAGGCTATTATAATTTCCTTATAGGTGTGCTTAATTCAGTCGTGACAGACGCAGACGGAGGCAGACCCGGAAGAATTGTTAGCCTTACTTACGGAAGTTCTACCATTAACGGGCGTTTTGTCAGAACGGGACGCATCGAAAGCAACGGCGGCGGTAAGTGTTACTTTGATCTGGATAATGACGAGATAGGCGGCGTTATTCATTTCGTCGGCAGCGACGGAACAATAAAGAACGTTTCGGACGTTGATGACAAGACCAACGAAGTAAAGGACTACATTAACAACACGCTGCCCGGTATCCTTAACGGCATACAAGAGCAGATAGACGGAGTAATAGAACAATGGTTTTACACTACCAACCCTTCACCGCTTTACGATAACCCGACAGCAGAAGCAGCAGAGCCGAACAGCGAATGGACTACGACCGAGGAAAAAGAAAAGCATTTAGGCGACTTGTTCTATAACACCGATACGGGCAAGGTGTGGAGATACGTCAAGAAGAAATGGGCGGCAGGAACAGGAGCGCGACCCAAGACAAGTTACTGCTGGCAAGAACTGCAAGATACCGAGCTATCCCAAGCGTTGGCACTTGCAAAAGACGCTTTAGCGACAGCCAACAAGAAAGCGCAGATATTCGTAGCCACACCGACAACACCGTATTACGTTGGCGATTTGTGGGTACAAGGTTCTACGGGCGACATCCTTCGATGCAAAATCGAAAGGCTTGAAGGCTCGTTTAGTGCTTCAGATTGGGAAAAGGCAAGCAAGTACACAGACAACAGCGAGCTGACCAACTTTATAAACAACAACTTCGCGAACGCGGTAAGCGACCTAACCAACCAAATAGACGGTAAAATAGAAAGTTGGTTTCAGACTACCGACCCTGCAAGTAATTGGACAGCCACAGACAAGGCTAAACACGTCGGCGATATGTGGTACAACACCCTAACGAAAGAACTAAAGCGGTATACGAAAAATAAAGTACAAATTCCCGGTTCTTCATTTGCGAAAATAGTTTATTTGTGGAGCAAGATAGAAGATAAAACCGCGTTAGACGCATACGACGCAGCCAGCAAAGCACAGGACACAGCAGACGGGAAACGCCAAGTTTTCGTAAGTCAGCCTTACCCTCCTTACGATATAGGCGACCTTTGGCTCACGGGCGACAGCACGAACGGACAGCTAAAGCGATGCGCAACAGCAAGGGCTACGGGTTCTTTTGTGGCTAACGATTGGGTAATAGCAACCTATTACGACAATACACAGACCACAATAGATGGCGGCATCGTAACAGCTGGAACGGTGCAGCTTGCTAACGGCAATTCGCAAAGTATTGTAGCTGGCATTACGGGCGGCGAAACGGAAGCAGCCAACACCAGCGAAGAACGCAAGGTTAGGATTTGGGCAGGAGCAAGCAAGGAAAACCGATTTACCGCGCCCTTTCGGGTACTTCAAGATGGTAGCTTTGTTGCATCCAAGGGAAAGATAACAGGCGAAATTAACGCAAATACGGGAAGTATTGGCGGTTTTAACATCGCATACGGACACATAGGCGCAGCAACAGAGAGCGGCGAACGCGGCGGCGGTTTGTCTATATACAACGATTTTATAAATCTTGCAAACAGCAACCGCCGCGTATCATTAAGTTGTGATAGTGTGTTTCCTTCCACTTCGGCTCTTATTGGTGTAGGCTACTTTGAAAACAAGGTAAGCCAGCCATACAGCACGAATTATGGTATTTCCGTATTCGTGTCTGGCGGTTTGGTAAACATAGCTTTAGCGGCACATGGTGCAGTAGTAAGCGAAAGTTACGCGGTAGATTACGGAATGGCTAAAGTAACGCCTTCCGTTAATACTTGTCTTGTACCGGGCGACCTTACGAAGCCTACGATATTCAAGATTATGGCAAAGTTCATTTACCGCAATAGCGGTATAGGACTACCGACGCGCGACACCGTTTGCGAAGAATTAGGAATATCCAGCAGCGGAACGCCATTTGCGGTAAGGATAGTTATCATTTGCGACAGAAGCAGCACGCAAACCGGGTACGTTACGGGGCGCAATACCTTTGTTACGGGCAAGAACGCGGCAGGACAAACGACCTATCCGATGAATACCAACCAATACCCATACCGCCTAAACAACAACGGAGGTAACGAAACGGGTAAATGGAACATGGCAAAGGGCGACATACGCGAATTTATGTTAGTGTGGGACGGCAGCAGCGAATATTACGCATACTTGCTCAACATACGCGAATAACAGAATTTACGAAAGAGCAAAGGGGAAAAGTAGATTTCTAAGGCAAAAAGTAGATTTGTACGCGAAAATTCACGGCTTCGTGTACAAACACTTCGCCAACATTTCGCAGCGTATCAAAATAACACGAAAGGTTTATACCTTTGCAAAGTCAATTATTAAAAACGACAGATTATGCAGAACAGAAACGGCGACCAAGTGAGCGCACAAATATCAGTAGCCGGGAAGGTGGACTTTTCCGGCGGCAGCTTCCGCAAAGATACCCCGTTTTGCTTGAAGAACGACGGAGAAACGGCGGTAACGCTTGAAGTGAACCTTTGGGGGATGCCCGAAGGAGAGTTTATAAGCACGCGATTTGAAACAGGCTGGAATCCCGAAATTATACGCGAGATAAAAGCCACAAGTATAACTAACGCCCTTGTTTGGGGCTATTAAAACATACTATTATGGGCATATTCATAGGCATAGGCAACACGAAGCCTACATTTCCTTACGACTACTATTATGGCGTGAAGATTGACTTAAACGTAGCAGACCCGGCACTCGTCAGAGTGGGCAGACCCGAGCTGCACGTTTCGTTACCCGTTCAGTCGTTGATGCGCCGCTGTTTGCTTGACGACGAAGGCAAGGTAACGGCATACTTGCATCCGACAGACAGCACGAAGACAGACACGGGCGCAGCCGCCGACCTTACGGGAGCTTCCGGCATGGTCATGGTGGAGATACCCAAGCACTACCGTAAATTCGAGTTTGACGGGCAGACCGTAACCGCGCTTATTTCGTTGTACCCCCTTCCGGGCTTCCACGTTGTGCCGAAGATGTACCGAAGCGCATACGAAGCCACGGTAGACCGCACGGCATCGGCTACGCCAAAACTTGCAAGCGTGGTAAACACTACTGCAGCCTTCCGGGGTGGAAACAATAACGCCGCCTACGACGGAACGTATAGAACCTTCCTCGGACTTCCGGCTACGCAGATTTCATTAACCAACTTCCGCAAGTACGCACGAAACAGAGGAACGGCAGGGCTTAACGGCGCAGGGTGGAACTGCGACCTTTACGCCGCGCAGCTTGCAACATATTGGCTTTACGTCATTGAGTACGCCAACCTTAACAGCCAAAAGGCATTTAACGCAGAGCCTACAAGCGAGGGGTACAAGCAGGGAGGACTCGGCGACGGCGTTACTACATGGAACGGCGATTGGAATACCTACAACGGCTATTACCCAATTATTCCATGTGGCGTAACAAATTCGTTGGGCAACCGCACGGGAGTAGTAGAACACACGGTAAGCAACGGCGACAAGATTAGCAAGACGTTTAACGTACCTTCATACCGAGGAATAGAAAACCCGTTCGGGCATGTTTGGTCATGGACGGACGGCTGCAAGTGTGAGATACAGAGCGAAACGGACGGAGGGCTGGCAAAGTTCTACGTTTGCGACGACCCGGCAAAGTACCAAGATACAAACTATAACGACTACCAGCAGCGCGGACTATTGCCGCGTAAGGAAGGTTACGTTAAGCGCATGATGATAGGTGAGTACGGAGAAAACATGCCGACAGAGGTAGGCGGCAATTCCGCAACCTACTACTGCGACTATTACTATACCAATATACCAGCGTCCGGGACATCTATGCGGGTTGTCCTGTTCGGTGGTTACGCGTTTAACGGCGCGTCTGCCGGGCTTTCGTGCGCGTATACGAATTACGCGGCTACGGATACGTCTGCGAGCATCGGCTCTCGGCTTTGCTTTATTCCCGAAGCCTAACACGCAACGATAACGTTAAACGTGACCCAACCGCCGCGCTCCATATTCGGCGGTTGGGTTCAATAAAAATACATTCAGCTATGAACGAGAACAACAATAACAGACCAAACCAGCAGGAGGACGACGGAAGCCTCTCCTTTTTGGCAATACCGCAGGACGAAGGAAACAAGCACTTCAACTGCCGGGAAACAACACAGCAGAAACTAATAAACCTTACGTTTTGGGTTTGCGACTATATCGAAGGAGTAAAAACCAAGTTCGGCGCGGAACGCTTTTTAGTAAAGATTAAGCGCAACCGCGACGACAAGGACGCGGATGCCGAAAAGTTCTTTACCAATTCAACGGAAATAAAGTACGTTCTTAAAGAGATTAAGAAGCGCAACGCATTTCCGCGCAGAGTAACCATGAGGGCAAGCGGCACACGCTACTACTTTGAATAAAATATAAAGGTTGTTTGTCCTTTGGGTGTCCTGTTCGGTGGTAACGCGAATAACAGCGCGAATGCCGGGCTTTCGTACGCGAATACGAATAACGCGGCTACGAATACGAATGCGAACATCGGCTCTCAGCTATTCTGATAACATTTAGCAAAACAATACAAGGGCAAAGACCACGCCAACCAAAAGGCGAAAAACAGTAAACATTAACGGGATTTGGTAGGGCTACCGAAGAACCCCACTTAATCAGCAAAGCAACAACTATGAAAAGGTTAGGCAACCTATACGACAAAATAATAAGCATGGATAATTTGCGACTTGCGGACGAACGCGCCCGTAAGGGCAAAACCCATTCTTACGGCGTGAGGGTACACGACAAGCACGCCGAAGCCGACCTTTTGGCTTTGCACGAAGCATTGAAAGCAGGAACTTACAAGACTTCGGAATATAGTATTTTCACGATATACGAACCAAAAGAACGTATTATTTACCGTCTTCCATACTTTCCCGACCGCATCGTACACCACGCAATAATGAACATTTTGGAGCCTGTATGGGTGTCAGTATTCACGGCAGACACTTATAGCTGCATAAAAGGGCGAGGAATACAGGCGGCAGCGGATAAGGTACGGAAGGCGATAGACCGGGACAAGCCCGGCTGCGCGTATTGTCTGAAGATAGACATACGCAAGTTTTACCCTTCAATAGACCACGACGTATTAAAGGCTATTGTTCGCCGGAAGATTAAGGACACACGGCTGCTTAAACTTTTGGACGAGATAATAGACAGCGCGGAGGGCTTGCCGATTGGCAACTACCTAAGCCAATACTTAGCAAACCTCGTATTAACTTACTTCGACCATTGGGTAAAGGAGGTTAGACTGGTAAAGTATTACTTCCGATACGCCGACGATATTGTAGTATTGCACAGCAGCAAGAAGTATTTACGCGAATTGCTTGCCGAGTTTGAAACCTACCTTACGGGCTTGAAGCTGCATGTAAAGGACAATAAGCAGATTTTCCCGGTAGCGAAAGACCACAAGGACAGGCACGGGCGCGGTATAGACTTCTTAGGCTTTGTGTTCTACCACAACGAAACACGGCTAAGAAAGCGTATTAAGCAAAACCTTTGCCGGAAGGTAGCCAAGTTAAGGAAAAGGAAGAAGCCGCTAACTAACGAGGAGTTCAAGCAGCGCATCGCGTCATGGTGGGGATGGGCAAAACACAGCGATAGCGAGTATTTTATTAACAAGTTAAATTCAAAGATTAAACCGTATGAAATCAAGTTCAAACGTTAGACCCGACATTATCCAAGATTTGGGTAACGGGTCATTCCACTATAACTATAATATTGTGGAAGAGAAGGTAGCAGACGAGGAGGTAGGCGAAAAGACCGTTTACAACTTCGATACGGTGCAAGTGTGGGAGAAGCCGACCTACGAAAACCTTACGCGAGCAGTCATCCGTAACGAGGTGGACGAAAACGAGGAGTTCTCACTCATCAACGACTACTACGCCGCGCAGTTGGGGCTGGAAACCGACAGCGCACGCAAGGCGAAGGCAGTAACGGAGTACAAAGACCATCTTAGCCGCGTGATTGCCATTAAGACGATGGTACGCGCGGACTTGCAGACCGCAGGGTATAACCAAACAGAGTAAGGCATGGAGTATTTACCAGCAATAATTAGCGCGATTGGCACGATCATCGCGGCATGGTTCGCATACAACCAATATACCAAGAACAAAATAACGGACTTGAAGGTAGAGCAGATGCGGACAGAGAACGAGATGCGGAGGAAGCGACGCGCGGACAATTCGGCGGTAGTTTACGGTGAGTTGTGGGAAATCCTGCACGACCTTAAAGCCGACCGGGTTTATATTGTGCAGCCGCACCCATTGGGCAACGAAAGTATGATAAGCATATACTTTGAAAGCAAGCGTAAGGGCGTGGAGAGCATGAAGCCGCGTATTCAGAACTTGAAGATGGGTGACGTAGCCAAGTTTTGCAGCGACCTAACAAAGAACTTGTTTATGCTCATTACCGACATAGACGGGCAAGTTAAGGACAGATGCGCAAAATCCTTGCTTTCGTCCTGCGGTACTTCGCAAGTGATAATAAAGCGACTTAGCGATAATAGCCACGATTGGGTAGGCTCGATTTTTTGCGAGTTTACCCACGACGCGGAAATTAACGAACAGGAAGCGCACACCATCCTGCACGAAGCCGCAATGAACATTCAGTACATATTACCCGAATTTGTAGATTAGCAGATTATGGCAAACATCAAGATTTTAGCCCCCTTCATACTTGCATGGGAGGGTGGTTTTGCTAACGACCCGATAGACCGGGGAGGAGCGACCAACAAGGGCGTAACGTTTGCAACGTGGAAACAAGTAGGCTACGACAAGGACGGCGACGGCGATATAGACGTAGATGACCTTAAAAGGATTACCACAGACGATGCGGTAAACGTGGTAATGAAGCCCCACTTTTGGGACAGGTGGAAAGCCGACAAAATTAAAAGCCAGTCCGTAGCCAACATTCTCGTAGATTGGGTATGGGCTTCCGGCAAGCACGGAATAACCAACGTACAGCGTTTGCTGGGCGTGAAGGTGGACGGAATAGTAGGCGACAAGACGATAGCCGCACTTAACGCCAAAGAGCCGCGCCAGCTATTCGCGTCAATAAAGAAAGCCCGTGTTTCCTTCATTGAGGGAATCATCAGAGCCAACCCGAAGCAAAAAAAGTTCAGAAACGGCTGGCTTAACCGCCTCGCCTGTATTCAGTACGGCTGCTTGAAATATACCACGGACGGCAAGACGCTAACTACATTTCAATTTACGGACGTATGAAAAAGGTTGTAGGCTTCATTATTGCCGTGTTCCTTCTTCTTTGCGTTTTCGGGTGCAGCAGTACCCGAAAAACCATTAAGGAGGAAACGAGCGTAACAGCATCGCAGACGGAAAAGACCAACAGCGAGAGCGACAAAACGGCAGCTTCCACAACCAACACTGAAGTAAACACCAATACTAACGTAGTGGTAGACTTTACCAAAGTGGAGTACAACGACGGGAGCAGCGACCTGCTGACAGAATACCCGATACCCGAAAAAGTACCCGAAAATCCCAAGGGTAGCAGCCAGCGCAAACCGCCCGACAAGAAAAGCGGCATAAAGTCTATTACTTCCGGGCGTATTACCATCAACGGAAACAGCAGCGAGAAGCAGGAAACGCAGTCTAAAACGACCGAAAAGAGCCGCGAGGACAGCCAAAAGAGCGCAGAAACGACCGAAAACGACCAAAAGAAGGAGCAACAAAGCCCGAAATTCGGATATTTTGCGCCTATACGCGCCGTTTTCGTCCTTCTTATTGCTTTTGCCGTTGTAGTGTGGTGGTGGAAGTCAAGAAAAGGGTAAAAAGAAACCCGAAAAAGTACTTTTTGGGTACTTTTTCGGGTACTTGTTTCGCAACACCTTGATAATCAAGGTTGAAAGCGGAGAGACAGGAATTCAAACTTGCGCTTGCCACCATCGTAGATGTCAAGATACAAGCTTATGTTGTCGTTGGCAAGTGCCTTTTGTCTGATAGTTATTGTCATGTCTCTATATATTTTCGTTGTCAATTAGTTATTTGAACATACCGTCAATGAGGTTGATGGCTTCCTCCTTCTTCTTATCCACGATTTTAGCATAGATTTCCGTGGTCTGAATATTGGAATGTCCCATCAGCTTGCTTGTGGTAAAAAGGTCTGCACCGAGAGTGAGCATCATCGTTCCGAACGTGTGCCGTGAGCAATGGAATGAGATATGCTTCTCAATGCCAGCTGCTTCCGCCCATTTGCGGAGTGCTCTGCCTATAACGGTCTGTGTGGTTGGTATATCAAAGAAAGGAATATCATTTCCTCTTGACTTTGGCAACCACCGCTTAGCCTCTTCCGAAAGAGGTATTATAACTGGCTTCTCCGTCTTCTGCATTTCCATGTCTATGTATTCGCCCTTTCCGTCAGCGGTCTTGAAGATGTGCATCGGAGCAAGACGGTACATGTCACTTAATCGCAATCCGGTAAAACAGGCGAAGATAAAAGCCTCCTTGACTTCCGGACGGTTACTGTCCGTAGCCATGAGGGTGCGAAGTTCCTCAATGGTCAGATACTCTTTCTTGCCGTCCTTGGGTTGGATGCGCTCACGTGCATCCAGTTCTTTCATAGGGTTGTTGCGAATAATGCCTTGTCGCACAGCGTTGTTGAGTGCGGTGGAGAACATTCCGAGGTATCGGCTTGCCGTATTCTCGCTGATAGGTCTTGGCTCGCCATACTTGATATGGGAATTTGGGAAGTTACGCAAGAACTTCACATAACCACGGCAGAACTCCGCATTGACCTCTTCAAGCGAAATGAAGCCTTTGTTAGTCTCGTCAAGATACTTCTCTACGGTGTGCAGCATTTCCACACGGCAATGGAGCGTTGACTTCTTGATGCCGACACCACCTTCACAATACTTCTTTATCCATGTGGTAAGAAGCATCGAGCCTTGCTTTACTGTCTCCCAGTCCTGTATGCCGTGACCATGAAGGGCTTTGATGCGCTCTGCCTTGATGCGTTCTGCAACCGCCATAGTCTGCTTGTTCTGTTCCTTGCAGACAGGGTTGATTTCGGGAACGAGGTAGAGTTTGAGGTATTCATACTTCCTCACTCCCTTATAGTAGATGTCAAGATAGATGCTCTTGTTGCCATCTGCGAGCGACTTCAACCGAATTTTAATCGGTTCTTTCAGCTTTACTTGTTTCTTTGGTCTTGCCATGATGTATGAAGTGTTATTTTGTTTTTGTATTCTGCTACATTGGAGGGTCTTTCTCCCTCTTGTTGAAAGTTCATGTCAGATATGGTTTCCTATGCTGACATTTGCTTTTTTTTCTCTTCCCTTACTTCGGAAAACTGATGTAAAGATAAGAAAATAAACCGAGAAACGAGAAACAAAACGGAAACAAGAAACAGTCTTTTATGTCTTTTTAAGAGTGAGTTTAGCAAACATCGGAAAATTCAAATAATCACTTAAAGCATTGATACTTAGCGCATTTGCTTTCATTTGTTTTCTTGTCTTTTCAAACGCATTTCTGAGGACTAAGATATTCTTGACATCCTGCTCCTCATTATTCATAGCGATGTAAACGCTGATGGCACCCACTACGGCAACAACACCTGCAATGGCATAACAGAGCTTGACCACAATAGGCACGTATTTGGCTATTTCCTCTGTCACAGTTGTCAAGGCAGTAGTTCCTGCTGTGTAGTCACCTGCCGAGTTTTGCGCCATGGCAATGCCACCGCCCACAAGGAGCATAAATGCCAATGTCTTCAAGCGTCCTGAAGAGAGAACGCTCTTGGCGGTCTTCTTCAAATAGTTCGTTGTTTTCTTAAACATTCTTTCTTGTTTTACTTGTTAATGATTCGTTTGGAAACACCTTATTATAATTATATAGAAAGGTGTTGTCGCTTTCACATGATATACTCTTCTGCAGTTGAGTCTTAAATCTGGTAGCCAAAGAATGCTGGGAACAGGATGGATGCGCCTATCATAAACAGACAGGCTCCTATCAGCGTCAGTATGGACTTGGTAACTCCATCTTCCCCTGTGTTCATCTTGATGTATATCTGCAAAGCGGATATAATCACCATCACAGCAGCGACAGCGTATGTCAGATACAGCACATACAGCATCATCGTCACCACATAGTCGTGCATCCCTGCCAGTGCGTCTGCTCCCCAGCTATAGTCCACATTACCGCATTTGGCTGATGCTGACAGGGGGAGCAGCGCAAAGACAAAGGAACTTACTACATTCTTTATGATATGGCTAAATTTCATCCTTGACTGGTATTGTTTTGATGTTTGGTTGTCCTGGCTTTGTCTCGCCTTGTTTCAATAGACTCTCCGTGAAGTCGTCCTGCCATAGTCCGTCTATCCATATGGGAGAGGTGGACTCCATTTGTCCATCCATCTTTTCCTGCAACGACTCGGCTGCGTTCTTCGGCTTCTGTTGGCTGACATCATTTCCTTCGTCTTCATCAACATCATCTTCTCTGCCGGAAGAATCCGTTTCTGGAGAATAATCACTCATTCCGTTGTTCTCTGTTACCATGCCATAGCCCTCATTGTATGATGTGCCATCTTGGAAACTTGTGTCGTATTGCTTGTCGGCAACGCTAAAGCCACCATCGCTTTCATTGACGGCTACTGCGGCTTCCTCTTCCGTTATGTTGCTGATGTCAAACACTTCCTCGTTGCTCTTGGCTTCTTCCTTCTTACCATACAGGTCTCTGGTTATCATCACCGCATAGTAGATAGCGTATGCAATGGTAAGGCTGATGGCGAATATCAAAAATGGACTCATATAATACTTTATTTTATAGATGATTTATACTCTATGCAGTGGCAAAAGTGCCAGTTGCGAGTGCAAAGTAAAGAGTAAAATTCGACATAAAAGAATTTTGTAAAGTATGGCCATCAAAGTTTAAGATATATTCAAATTATAATTATATATCATACTCTCAATCATACTTTAATCAGCTTTTTCTGTTAGTTTTCGCATGTTTGGGAAAAGGGCATAAAAAAAGCCCTCCGAATGGGAGAGCTTGATAAGGTATATCGTAATACCTTTATTTTTCCATGTATTGTTTCAGTTCCTGTGTGATATATGTCCAAACTTCTTGGAAGGTTAATGGCTCCTTGAATTTGATTTTCTTCAAATAACTATTCCACATAATATTTCGTTTGGCATCTGTCGCAAAAGAATCCTCGAAAAGGCTATATTCCGTAGAGATGGCGGTGCCTCTATTCTCAAACGTGGCTGTGATGGCTTCTTGCAATGTGTTCAAGTCAATATTTCCTGCTTTTAGTATTCTGTACACATCAAAGAAGTCTTTCATGCGGCTGTTCTCTGTCGCATGGTCTATCATTGCCTGATACTTTTCAGCCACCACGGTCTCTAAAGAGTAAGCCAAGATGTCAACTTCTGGTAATGTGTCCAGCAACACCGGATAAGAAAGATCAACGGGTGCAGGAGTTATGATGTCGCCAAAGCCTACATCCATGGAAATAACTTGGCTTGCCGTGTCAAGTCCTACCTTGACATGCACTCGCACACCATTATATTCTTTCTTGAGAGTGATTTCTTCCACGCTAATGCTGTCCTTTTCAAAGACAACTCCGTCTTCCAGACATTTTATGTCGCATAAATTTCTGAATGTCTCCTTGATATTGTCCAATTCACGGCTAATCTGTTGACCAAGGAAGTCTATGTCCAATGTTGGTCTTGCTTTCAAATGCTCATGGGCATACAGTAATGCACCACCTTTCAATATAAAGCGTTCTTTGTATGGACTTACCGACAGACGGTACAACAGACGCTCCTGAAAGTATCGTGTCAATATCGATTGGTAGAAGACATTCTCTTCTTTCGATATATTAAGCAGTTTCGCTCTTACCGAGCGAGCATAATTCTTCGTTGTCATATTTATTATTTTATAGTTCCATTTGTAGATATGTTCCCAATGTTTTGGCAACTCTCAGTTGTGAGGCATATTTCATCAGTTTGCTGACATTACGATCTCTGCGTTTCAGATATTCCTTTATAATCTCCGTACAGACATCTATGCCGATTTTGTTTCTATACTTTACTGCATCACAGACACATTTCTCCACGTCATATATCCTCACATTGAAACCTTCAATCTCAGTATTCGTAATTCCAAGGTTAAAGGCGGTATCACTCCAATGGTATAGTGTAATTGGGGGATAATCTGGAAGGGTGATTTTTCGGCCTCTTTTTATTGCAAGACAATATTCTTGTGGTACCTGTGTAGTCAACTGATAATGTGACCAAGCGGAATACAGACACAACACGCCACCAGGAACAACCTTTTCCACATCAAGCATTTGACTTGCCAAATGGTCATCGGTTGCATACACACCTCTTTTTATTCTGGTGAGTTCGCCATTCTTGGCGGCTTGCAATACTTTATAGTATGCAGCTCTTCCTGCCATATCTTTTGCAGAGATGTAGCCTTCAGATTTTGGATTTGTCATACGCTTTTCCATGATTTGCATCTTTAATTCTGTACAAAGTTACTACATATTTTCAAAAGTGTAGTATGTTTGTACGGAAATCTACGCAAAAATCACGCAAAATATAGTTTTCTACGGAGAATATTGACTTTCTCCGTAGAAAATTATCGTTTTATACATCCTCTTTATGCGGAATAATGGATTTTCTGCCGATAAGATAATCATTGACATCCTTGTATTCTGCATATCTTATGGATTCGTTGATTGCCCTGTTTTGATAACAGTCCATGATTGTATGGGCAGCCACCGTTCCTGCTTGGTCATTATCAAGATAACAATGGATAGCAGTGTAACACGCCAATCGTTCCATGCATTTCCCAAGGCTACTGATGGAGTTCAGTACAATATAATCACATGGCTCTTGTATGCAAATCACATTGTCGCCTCGCTTTTCCAAAGTCTTGTACGAAAGAAAGTCCATAAACCCCTCGAAGATGCAGCATCTGTCCTGCACTCCAACTTGCTGTGAATGTATCAAGGATATGTCTTTCTCGCCCAAACAACCTTTATAATATGGGTTACGCAGCTCATAACCATCCCTGTTATTTGGAAAGGCTATACCAAAATACCGCTTGCCCTTAAACGTGTACCAGATCTCCTTGCAATAGCGTTTACCTATGTCCGCATCCACATGGCGCGAACGCAGATACGACATAAGCACAGGGTAGGACAATTCTTGGATATGTACCTTGTCCATCTTGTCTGTCTCTACTTGTGTCGGTATGGGAGGTTTTGCCTTTGTGGACTTTGGGTTGTTCATGTCCGCTGCTATATGCTGCAATGCAGCACCCACATCATCCGTATTGTAGAGAAGTTGGGCAAGAGCAATGATGTTGCCACCCTTGCCAAGAGCAAAGTCATACCATTGGTTTCGGCTGAAGTTCACCTTGAACGATGGCTTTGTCTCCGCATGCAATGGCGACAGATAATAAGATGTGGACTTGCTGCATCGTTTGGGCTGATGTCCCAATGCGCTCAGATAGTCCGTGAGTTTGATTTCCTTTGCTTGTTGTATGTTCATCTTTCATTCATTTTTTGTTCATTCGTGCGCTTATTATATATACACCAGAGTGAATGAACGGTTTTGTGAAGTCATTTTGTCGTATGTCCATGTAGTTAAATATGATGCCACTTCACAAAATCCGTCCGTTCTACTATTATATATACACCGAGGTGAATGAAGTGGTTTTTGAAGTGACTTTCGCTTCATCCTCACTTCTTTACCTCCTGCCCTTCAAGCAGCGGAAGCGAAGGATAATCCTTCATTCTGCAATACTCGTTGTTGCCACACTTCACCACCAGTTTGCTCTTCAATAGGAAGGTCAGCAGCTTTGACATCACTGTTCTACCTCTGGCAAAACCAATAGTTGTATAACCTTTTGTCAATGCGTTTATCACATTCTCATAGCCTGACACCACTTTCTTGCCGAAAGCCATTTCAAGTGCCTTGTCATGCTGCTCATCGGTAATGTCGGCTATTGTCATCTTCGGCTGTTTGGCTGTGGTGGAGTCAACCACATAGTCCTTGGCAATCTCTGGAAGTCCCTCCTTGTTTATTTGGAACGCAAAGGGCGCAAAGTCCTTGTCTCGGATGTTGAGCGGTTTCACTTCACTCACATTCGCCATCGAATTGCTCTTGCTTATCACCAGTACCGTCTCTGCCTTGTTGCTGAGTTCCGTTCCTATGTGACCTCTTACATTGTCATCACCCTTGTTCAAGTGTAGGACACAATGTATGTGCAGGTCATAGCGGCTTGACCACTGCATCAGTTTGTTGATGATATGGACGGACTCGCTCGGATTGTTGATGTCGAGCATCAAGTCCCTTATGCCGTCAATGATGACCAAGCCAAAGCCCTTTTGCGTCTGCAAGGCATATTCTATCAGTCGCAGTCTGAGGTTGGGACTGTACTCTCGCAGTCCGAAGAACACAAGGTTCTCACTGTTTATGTTGTCGGGCAATCCTGCAAGCCGGAGGATGCGCTGCATCACGCTGTGACAGTGGAAACGGCTCTGCTCCGTATCAACGTAGAGTATCTTACGCTTGTCATCGGGTAGTTTTGCCGTATATTGCAGCACCTTTCCGTTAGCAAGCGAGGCAGCTACCAAAGCGGACACGTTGAACGTCTTTCGGCTCTTCGCCTTGCCTGTGGAGGCACTGAAGTTGCCAAGCGTGGCTATGGTCGAGTTGTCCACCCATATTATCTGTGGCGGTGTCTGGTAGGTCTCGTCCGCATGGATAAGCGATGCCTTCAGCAACTTTTCCAACAAATCAGCATTGTCCGCTGCGCCTTCAAAGAGGCTCATGTCGTTCATTTCTTCCATCGTCATCTGCTCTTCAAGGGTTTGTTCATCACATAGCGTATGGCATCCTGCTCATACACCTCTTTTGTTTTCACAGGGTGCTTCTTGATCCATTCCACCAGTTCTTCCTTGCTGAAATAGATGGTCTTGCCGTTTGGCTTGTAATGGGGAATGGCAAAGGTACGTGTCAGTTTGTAAAGCTGACTCTTTGAAGCGTCAAGGAATACGCTTGCCTCGTCAAGGGTGAGCACGTCTTTTCCTGCAAAGAGCCATTTCTCCAAGCACTTGATGCGGTTCAGCACATCCTCCACTGGTCCAAGCAGCTTGAATGCTTCTTCCATCTGTTGAATGCGCTCGGCAAGTCTCATTGGTGTCATGTCTGCCAGTTCTTGTTCTGTCAACTCGTGTTTATCCACGTCTATCGTTGGCGGTAGTATCGCACCATCCTTTGGCGGATTGTTTGCCTGATTTGTTGTCTGTCCAATCATTGTCGTAATTTTATTTATCGTTACACATAACGAGGTCGCCCTCCATAACCAGGTTTCTGATTACGGAGGGCAAAGGTAAGGGCATTTCTGCCCAATCGGATGGAAGTACGCTTGACTGTCAACCGACTATCAAGCCAACTGTCAAGGTTATCATCTGTCAGATGGTGTCCTTGCTGTCATTTTTACCGCAATCTGCTATTTCTTGCACATTCTTGCGGATAGCCTCATAGATGCTGGCGTTGGTACCTTTAGCATCACTGGTTGCTGAGGACAGCTTGGTTGTTGTAAGTGGCTTGTCTGTTGATGAAGACAGGATGAGTTTATGCTTGGCAATGACCGATTGCCACTGCTTGCAGATTAAGTTCTTGCTGCAGAGCATATCAAAGAAGAATGCCACACGTCTGTTGCTTCTCGCCTTTAGCTGCTTGCTGACTTGGCACGAGAAGAGTTTTCGCATATCCTCTTCCGACACATCGGCTGAGAACAAATGAACCTCATTGGCATGGCGCGCAATGAGGTTCAACTGAGTAGAATCAAAATAACATTGAAAGTCCTGTTTCGGTTTGGTGTCTTGTGCTGTTTGTAATATTGACGGTGGTTTACCATGGAGATACTGACCGTTTGGAGGCGGCTCCGTGGTGTTGAACTTGTGATGAAGAGCCTTGTAGTCATGATACTCGAAATCCACTTTGGTAAAGAATATGACTACCAAGTCCTCACGTTCTTCAAGAAACTCCTCCATGATGTAGAAGTTCTTCTTGTGCTCGTTCTTTCCTGCCGCATACTGGCAGTCCGTATAGGAATGGCTGTTGAGAAAATCCTTTTTGTAGCGGTGATATAGTTTACCGCATCCTATGACTTCCGTCTGATAGCACTCATGGGCTTCCTTGAAGAACAGCCACAATTTGTTGGTACCACAAATGCCACCTACACCGTTAGCGAAGGTGCATTCATTGCATTGGGGTAAAAAGAGAGAACGAGGAGTCGTCTCGTCCTTGGTTGTTTGATGTATTATTATGTTCCATTTTTATTCTTCGAACGCACTGTCCAATAGGGAAACAGCCTCGTCCTTTTTCTTATTGATGATTTTTGCGTAAATTTGTGTCGTACGCACCTCCGTATGACCGAGAAGTTTGCTTGTAGTGTATAGGTCTGCGCCCATGGTCAGCTCCATCGTGGCGAACGTGTGGCGGGAGACATGGTAGGTCACATGTTTGCTGATACCTGCCGCACGACTCCATTCCGGGATGCAGTCGTAGTTCTTGCTTGGCAGTGTTGGAAACACCTTGTCCTCGTCACTCGCAGATCCACGCTCAGGCATCCAACGAAGGGCTTGCTTGTTGAGAGGAAGATAGAGAGGCTGTTTGGTCTTGTACTGCAATATCTCAACTCGTGTCTTGTCACCCTCGGTGATGATGTTCTTCCACTTCAAACTCTTCACGTCACTGATACGGAGTCCGCAGAAGCATGAAAACAGGAACGCCGCCTTGATATCCTCACGCTTGCAAGGGGTGTCAATCAGTCTCTTCACCTCGTCAACGGTCAGATACTCTCGCTTGGTACCGCCACCTTTCAGAACATCCATGCGAAGACGCAATACGGGATTGTCGTCCATTATCTCTTCCTCAATAGCCATGTTGAAGGCTGCTTTGAGGCATTTGAGATAGTTCATCACCGTGGACTTGGACGGATGGGTGTGCTTGTAGGTGATATAGTCGTTCAACAAGAACACCATGAAACCATTGCAGTATTCCTTGGTCATCTCTGCGAGTGTCACATTTGGCGAGTGTTCTCTCACTGCATTCAGCACGCTGTTCACCCAGTTTCGGGCAGATTGTCTTCCTCGCTCCACTTGTGCGTCACGGAATATCTCCAACCAATCCACAAGTCGCATTTTGATTCTTGACTTGTCTTTGAGTCCTGCGATACCGTTAGTGATGCTCATGATGCGTTGTGCCTTGATGGCATAGACCGCTTGCATCGTCTGCTTGTTCTGCTCCTTGGCTGCTGCGTCAACCTCTGGAATGAGATAGAGACGCAGGTAATCATAGGTACGACGACCATTGACATTGATGGATAGATAGACCGACTTGTTGCCGTTGGCAAGTTCCTTGAAGCGGATTCTCACTGGCTCCTTGGTCTTGGAATTTCTCTTGCGCTCAGTCTCTGCAACGGCAATCTCCGTCTTCACTTTCTTGGTGGCAAGATACTCCTTGTATTTGTCCACGTTGGCATCGGGATCTTCCCCATGCGGCTTGTAGCCTCTTCTGCCGACACGCTTCTCAAATGTTCCATCCTGCAGTGCCTTCATGCGTTCCTTGGCCTTTTTCTCAGCTTCTTTCCAAATTTCCTTGTGTTTCTCCTCGCTGTCATCCTTGCGAAGGTAAAGACCAACTGACTCATAGGCACGCTGTCCCTTACCATAATATATATCAAGGAAGAGAGAGCGGTCTCCATTGCGCATCTTGCGACTACGGACTATCACAGAACTGGTGTATTCCTCGATTTTCTCCACTTGGTTCAGTTCGTCAGAAGGATCCGTGAAAGTCTCTCCATTGACAACCTCTCGCATCTTGCGTTCTTTCAGACGCTCTGCGGTTTCCATGACCAAGGCGTTATTCTGCTTGTCAGCCTCGGTAATCTCTGGATTGATGTAGAGCTTCAGAAACTCGTACTTGCGTTCGCCATTATAATATATATCGAAGTAGAGTGACTTGCTGCCGTTAGCAAGGTTCTTGAAACGAAGAGTGACAGCTTCACGCTTGTTGGGTCTGCCTCTATGTTTTTTGATTGTTCCATCTATGGCTCTGTCCTCACCGTCATCGTCAATAAACTTCCATTGGTGTCCTTCTCTGCCAGAAACAGCTCCGACGGCTTCGTTTACCTCACTTTCCTTTCCTTGGGTACTTTTGCCAGTTTTAGCAGTATTGCCATTCTCCTTCTTACTTACTCGTGCAGTCTTCTTGCTTGCAGTAGTTGTAGAAGCCGGATGTTCCAAAGAGGCCTTCACTATTTCCAGCTTTCCCGATAGGATTTCTTGCACTCGCTGGTTCTTGATAACTTCTGCTTTCTGCAAGGTCTCGGCATTGACAGCCTTAGCCTTGTCATCGTCCTCAGGAAGCAGATAAAGCTTCAAGAACTCATACGACCTCTTTCCACTTTTGTAAGTGTCGAGATAAATCGACTTTGTGCCATTCGCCAAATTCTTGTAGCGTATGCGCACAGGTTCATTGTTACTTCTCATGTTACTTTGTTATTTATTCTACTTATTGTCATTTTGTGAGATTTGTTACTCACGGTGCAAAGATACGAAAAATAATTGGATTTGTTACCCAAAACAAGAACCAATTACGAACCATTAACTATGATAAATTATAAAATTAAATGGTAATGTAACAAACAAATAACAAAAAACACATCATGTCAAGCATCTGCTATATGCTGTATATATTAGCATTTACGCGCAATTTCTTATCATTTTGAATGTTGCATGATATTTGACGTTGTATTGGCGTTGCTCGTTTCGACTGGCAGGGCAATGCGAAGGCCTTTACACTGTGGAACGAGTGACAGGACTGGCTCCACGTTTGAACCTGTATATGTTTTGTAAGTATCTGTAAATCAAAAGAAACTTTACGGCATCAAGCGTAAATGATACCATAAAGTTCCCATTGCTTGCAAGAAATCAATCTTGCATTGTTTATATCAGAAGATGAATTGTTTGCTGCAAATTAGCGATTAACATCCATTAACTCGTCCTTTGCTGTTTCAATGGCTATAAGTTTCAATTCGTCTTCACCCTCCAAAGCATCCAATACTTTGTCGGCAAGCCAAAGGGTGAGCAATTCCTTTTCATCCACTTTGAAGTATGTTGCCATTTGAATTACTTGGTTTCTCTTTGCTCGTCTATCCCCACGTTCAATCTTGCTGAACATAGGCGTATCTATTTCTAAGTATGCAGCCACTTGGCGTTGCAATATTCCTTGTTCGTCTCTAAGAGACCTTATCTTGTTTCCTAATAACATATCCGTTTTATTCTTTGTCTAATATTACGATTTCCCAATAGCCTCCAAATCTACCACCAGTTCGTTTAATTTTGCCTGATTCACGAAGTTTACGTATTTGCTTCTCAACTCCTCGTGAAGACATATTCAATTGCATTGCGATTTCTGCGGCGGTAATATGTGGGGTTTGTTTTATAATATCTATAATCAAGTCCTTTGTTTCCGAACTTCTTTCCGAACTTTTTGCTTTTGTTTCCGAACCTCTTTCCGAACCAAGTATGCCTGTTTCCGAACTATTGCTATTCGCTTCCGAACTTTCACTACATCCTTCATGAACAGGAATAGTAACCAAGAACGTCAAACGGTCTTCAGTAGTTTCAAATATGGCACGTGGTGAACCATTCTCTGCTAACTTTGTTTGTATTGTAGGGACACCAGTTGAGCGACCTTCTGTAAGGTCAAGTTCTTTCAAGAAGTCACCTAAGCGACGGTTGCGATAGCGACGGCTTTTTAGCATATCGCCCTTTTCGATGTCCTCCTTGGAGATGCTTCTATCAGGCCCAGGACAATTGAGTATAGAGATTCCGCTTGGCTCAACGGTAATCTCTATTGGCTCATGCTGCAAGAAATCTCTGTGATATACAGAGTTTACGACAGCTTCCTCTATAGCATCATATGGATAGTTCCAGAAGCGTTCCGCTTCCTGTCTGCCGGAAATTTTACGCACATGCTCTTTGAGGACATTGCTCTTGATGTAATCCATTGCCTGTTTTATCATCTGTGGAACACTGCCCTTGAATGTAACCTCTGTGAAATTATTCGGATCTTTCATCTTTCCGTTAGGGAATGTCACTACATCAATCTGAGTGTAAGGGAAGAACTTGCTTGGATTCTCGCAGAACATCATGGCTGCTACATTGCGAAGCAAGCGATTCTCCTTAGGTCCAGTATATAATTCCATTTGGTCAAGTATAGTGGAAAGCGGTGTTTTTATAACATCATCAGCCAATTTGCTACCCACCTTGACAAGATAATCACGAAGGAGTACCAAAGAAATATCTTCCAACTGAATGTCGCTGTTGCCTCGCTCGTCAAAAGGCACACGATTGGCCAGATCTCGCAATTCAACGAGAACTTCACCTCTTGCCTCAATGCTACTTGTGCCACTGCGAATGTAGAAATATTCTTTTGTCCCTTTCGCTGTTACGTTTACAGGCACAGAATATGGGCGGTAACTACCAGCAGGACACCATATCACAATCAATTGCTTGCCATCTACCTCCTCTACAGAAGTGCGAGGTAAGTAGTATGGAGCCATTTTGTTGTTGTAGCCCACCATCTCCTGCAAGATGTTATCTATCTTTTCCATTGGTACACCTTCTACAGGTCGTATTGCCATGCCTGTCTTATCATCGGTATCTACACCTACAATGATATATCCACCGCCAAGGTCATCAAAGTCGTTGGCGAAAGCACATATACTGTGATATATGCTTCCTGGATTCCAACCTTTCTTGAACTCAATGCGGTTGGATTCTATTTTCTGCTTGTTAAGCAGGTCGTTAATGTTTATTGCGAGTGCCATAATAATATTTTGATTAGCCGAAAAGAACGTTTTCTCTTTTATAACTCATTACCATCTTAAAACAGCGTTCCATTGTTTTTATGCCGATGCCTGGATAATTGATTAGAGCAATCATTGACTTTACATTATCTACGTTTACAGCTTTTTCAATTGCATCTATTTGCTTTTGTTGCCTTATACCAAGTTGCTTTTTATCAATGGTTGATATCTCATTCCACTTGTTTTTGAAAGTCTCAAACAAATCATCTGGAGCCATAGAATCATATTGGTAGATTTCAATAGGAATATCGCATTTTGAGAGGTAATGAAGCATTGTCTCCATGATCTTATCCTTATCCAGTCCTCCGTTGTTGGCACCCAATAAAGGAAAGGCTATGGAGGTAATACCCTTTTCTTTATATGTGTCAACGAACTTTTGAAGCCCTTTCTCTATGTATTCATACTCACTAGGAAGTTTCCAATGTGTCTTGGTCGGAAAATTCAACACCCAGGGATTCGTAGGCTCGCCCTTATAAATCCACAGTTTGCCAACTGCAATCAAATTCTGCTTGCAGTATTTTTGATATTGTTCAAACATAGAAGGGTATCTTAACTTAAATACTAAAGCAATACCCTTGCCCATAACACCAACACAGTTCACAGTATTAACTATAGTTTGTGCTTTTGTATTAAATATATTGCCATTTATGACTGTTATATTGTTTGCCATTTTTACTTATTTTTATATACTAACCAACTGCCAATCCTCGGACTATTCACTTCAAAATAGACCTCAAATGGTGCATCCTTCTTTATCTCTATAGAAGAAGCAACATAGATGTTTTTACCTCGTTGACGTATAACATCACATTTATTGACGATCGATGGAGCTTGCTCCCCGCTATATGATACTTTAAGTTCATAAGGAGATTTATAATCTGTTCTAATTGAGATAGTATCACTTGTTTCGCTAAAATATAGCTCCTTATTGCTTCTCTCGTATAGACCTTGCCCACATGAAACAATATTTTCCCATTTTGTGCCTTTTAACTCCTTGCGAAGCATTTCTGCTTGAAACTCATCGTAACAACATATTTGCACTTTTTTTAATTTGGAAAAATCCAGTTCACCATCAATGAGAAATTCTTGTTGCCTTTCATCGAAGGTATCAAAGCTATTTATGTATATTTCACGAGCTTTAATCCTATTCGGCTCTTCAATAACTTTGAAACACCGGGATGAGTCTTTCTGCATGTTTCCATTGCTATAATTGCACGAATCCGTGACAACAGACAATTATTCCTCTATCTCAAAAACAAAGAATACAGGAAGTGGACACTTGGGAAGACCTAAATTAAAGGCCCTTCCATAATACTTTCTGTCTTCTATGTCTTTTCCCAAGCATTCGTTGTAAAATTGCGTTGGAGATTTCGGCACAAAATAAAATCTTGCAAAACGATGTGCTTTACTTGTTCTATGCACATTACTTCCTGCGCTATTTGAGAAGTTTCCTTCAGCATAATTGCGACTTTGCAGTTTCATTGCACGAATAATCTTGACAGCATTATCCATGTGAGTAAAGTGATATGCTTTAGGCTTTCTTGGGAATTGTGATATAAATTCTACAATATTCAGTTGCTTCACATATGGCATATCAGAGACGTCAACAGTGTTGTTGAAAGCTTTATTTCGTACCAACACAGGCCAGTTCCATTTGTCCTTATACCTGTCAACCAATTCTCTTGAGAATTTAATATCTTTAGAATCGGATGCGAGATCCCAATCGATATATTCTGCAAATAAGCCAAGAATAGTATTGTTGTATTTAAAATTCTCCTTCTTGCAAATTATACTCCAATCGATATACTCCTTATACTTTGTAAGGAATTCTATGTCCAACAAATCAACATTTCGATTATTTGATAATATAGTCCAGTCAATGTATTTTGCATATACATCAATGAAAGGGACTATAGATTTACGACTAGAAAGAGCCTTCCAGTTAATTTCTTTAACCGGAATAACTTCTAAGACTTCATTAGTTAACGGAAAATCTTTTAGAGACGAAATTGCATACCAATCTATTCTGTTACAGATAGAATCATCTGATGCCACTGCTATAATAAGCTGTTCATCAGACCAGGCTTTTGGGTTATCTTGTTCAGACAACATTTCCCAATTAATATCTTCACACTTTATGTGAGAACGAAGGAATTTAGCTGTTGGATAAAATGTCTTTGTTGAAGATGTAATGAGTTTCCAGTCCCATGAATAATCAGCCTTTTCTTCAACGAGCTGAATAGTGGCTTTAATTACACCATTTTCAATAAGTTTATTATAATCAAATTCTGCCTTAGGAACGATTTTGATGATTTGCTCAATATCAACATCATTCCTTTCTGACATTACTTTAAAATTGATATACTTTTTGAAAGCCTCAATAATCTCATTAAGTTGTTGTTTATCCCCAACACAGAACACTTTGCTTGATTGAGAAATATAATCCCAATCAATCTTGTCCTTATATTGAGAAATAAACCAGCGCTCATCACGAAGGCTTTCAAAATGTGACAATAATTTGTAATTCCAACGATTTCTATCGTCAGAAAGGACCTTGCGCACTTCATCGCGCCATGCCTTTTCCTTAATACCCATCTTGGGGTTATATTTGAAACTATTGTCAACTGAAGTTGAGCTTGATAGAGTATTCCAGTCTACAATATTCCTACACTCTTCAAGATCTCGAAAAACATGAAACTCCCGGTGTTGACAGAAATAATCAACATCCCACCAGTAAGTACGTTTTCTAACAGTGTCTTTTATTACTTTCTTAAGTTCCTTGAAGGAATATTGTTTTGTCAAAGCTGTCCATGCTGCTTGACATTGTTCTTTTCCTGGTATATTTGTTAGAACAACGGCAAGTTCATCAAGGAAATTATAATCAAATCTATTTTCTGTGTTCAATATACGAGGTAACAATACCTCCCAATTCCAGTACTTACTATATTTCTCAAGATTATCACTCAAGAATTCAGTAGATACATGTTCAGACAGGTATGTCCAATCCCACTTATCAACGAACAAAGCATTTCCTAAGTTTTCCAGCTTTAGTCTATGGAACATTCTTTCAGTCAAGACGGTCCAATCCCAAGGAAATTGCAAGTCTTTGTATTTGCTGACAACATAGTCTATACTTGCAAGAGAAGAGAATGCAGTCCACGCTTCCTTGTCTTCTCCTATCATAGACTTGATATCATCAATTGACTGAATGAATGAAGCATCTGTCTGATTTGCAAATACTAACTTCCAATTAAGCTTAGAGCCAAACTTAGAAAACAAAACTCTCTCGGAAAGCAGGTGCTTATTTGAAGATATTGCATCCCAGTCCCAAGGATAATCTTCTGAATCTATTAATATTTCAACATCAGAAATCTTAGAAGATACATATTGCCTTCCTTCTGCAGTTTGTATATTCGAAGCATAATTATCAAAGAAATCTTTCGTCCAGACCAAATGGGTATTACATTCAAATCCCTTCATATAAGGAGATGAATTCCAACATAATAGCCCATTGTTCAAGAAAAGCTCAATAATATCAGTTGTCCATATGTAATCTTTGTCATTAAAGATAGCAGAAGACAGTGATCCATCATCCTTGCTAGCTTCACTGATGATGGTCTCGAATCGGGGATTACATGCGAACTTTGGTCCCCATTCTGAATCTGTAAAAACTCTATCAAAAAGTTTTGTCAATCCCAAATGCGAACCTAAAACTGCAATATTATTATAGATAAACTCTAAACAGAATTCACTCTCGATTTTATCCCAATCCCATCTTTTATCACTATAGCGTAAGATTGCCATTCGTACATCATCCGAATCATTTGTGTACGAGGCAAGGTTCACCTTGACCAAGTCAAGATGTGAAAGGACAAAATCCCGTGATAATCTTGTCCCTAACTCTTCCCAGTTCCAGTCTTCTACAGTTTGCTTTTGTAGAAGGATGAGTTTTTCTATGACTTCTACTTTTCTATTAAAATCGACTGACAAGACTTCTAGATCCCATGGATACATCAAGAAAGTATCAATTAGGTACGAATCATCAATTCGCTCCGATAGGATTGGCCAGTCAAGGGTATCTACATGTTCGTCAATAACGTCTCGAAGAACTGCTATATCGCAATGTCTTGATATATTTCTCCAACATGTAGCTGTTGCTCTTTCTATTATTACTTTGAAAAGCTTCGAATCAGCCCATACAGTACGAGAATCTTTTGTCAATTCTTCATAATCGACTAATTCAAAATAAGGCTCAAGACTGTGAAAGTTTAGAATAGAGGATCTATCATCCCATAACTTCTGGAATAAGCACTCTAGAACGATATTTTCTCTTCTAATTGAATTAAGTTCCTCATAGAGAACTTCAGTAGCACGCACAGCAATATTATTGCCATTCATAACAGCAGGAATATACTCCTCTTCATGCTTGAATAGCTTTATTGGAACCTTGATAGTTTCTATGTCATAGTATTCCTCTAGTTCGGCATAATATATATTAAGCTTCTCTTTTGAATGTAATTCAAGACGTTTCTTTAGTTGATCATTTTTGAAGTAAATAATGTCCTTAATATCCTCATCTTCTGGCCATATTTGCTTATTCGTCTTGACGGAAGTGCTAATTCCCATGTCTTTGAAAAATGGAAACATTAGTAAAGCCATTGGCATCTTAGACTTTATCATTGAGTGCTCATATACATCTTGAGTACCAGAAAAGAACTGATAATGTTTTCCTTCTTTTAAAGAAACTTGACCTAATCGTGTTAGGTAAATATCGCGATCAACAATTCGAATAAGATGTTCTCCTTCTACTTTAGCCAAGATATCCTCATACATTTTTAGTTCTGCAGTATCGTAATAAGTACGATAATCGCCAAGATCTTGATTTATTACAGAAAATCCAAGAAGTAGGCCAAGGCTACGCTTATCATAGGACTTGTTTTCTGTAGAATTTAATATCGAACAAATCACGAAGTAAAGGTCATCAAGAGGATCTTCTGTGAAGTAGGCAACATCACAGACATATTTCTTCAACCCCCACTTGGTGTTGGCTGAATACACATACTCTGAAGAGTTTATTTTATTTGTTAATATGTTGTTCATACTTCTTGCTGTTTGATAACCTTATTATTTTTATTAGCATCTATTGTAAGGAATAGCCTATGATAGATTTCGAGAGATGAGAATAATTCTCTATTTCCCAAAATTATCAGTAGACGTTTTGCTCGTGACAAAGCAACATTAAGTCGGTTTGGGGATTGAGCAAAGCCCAAAGAATTTTGTTTGGGATAACCTAACTCTGGATATCGTTTCCAATCAGGTTGTTGATTCCTGGAACTTTGGATAGTATTACTTCTTACCATTGACACAATTACAATGTTCCTCTCCATACCTTGGAATCGGTCTACTGTACTGACACGAATTGGTAAACTCGGATGACTATGAGCAACAAGCCTAAGTTGTTTTATCTGTTTTCCGTAGAAACTAATAACACCTATTTGCTTATCTTCCTCTTTATTGAATTTATTCAAGTATCGCTGGAAAGAACTAGATTCTTCAAATCGTTTCAGAAGCATATCAATAGTATCTACTTCTCCATAGTTAACACGAGACGTACCATCCATCATTTCTGGTGAATTAGAGTCGATGAATAGGACATGTGTGTTGTGACCAATCAATCCTGGTATATCAAGTCCATGATATCTAGATGCAGGATTACTCATATCAGGATCATTTACACCAAGGTCAGTTGGCTTCACCAATCCACAATACAAACCTCCATCCTCACGATAGAATTGCTCAATTACTTCATTTATATCTGGGTGCATACGATACTGAAGATTAAAAGTACCTTTTAATGACCCATCAATATTCTTGTACAAGTTCTCAAAATGAGACACTTCCATCTCATCAAAGTGCTCATCTACGAACTCACTTAAATTTCGTATTTCCTTCCTGTCTTTTTCGTCAACGGCGATTCTATGGGCATAATCTAACGATTCTTCAAATTCCTCTTTATCGAGCATAGGAGGAAGCTGCCTATGGTCACCAATTACAATGGCTCGATGTCCATATACAAATGGTAAAACCAATTCGGCTGGTGTTGCTTTAGAAGATTCGTCTTGAATGACCGTGGTAAACTCAATTTTAGCTTTTCCAATTTTTTGTCTAAATACCTCACAGAAATTTCTGAAAAAAGGAGTAAAGCCATTGAACTCTTCGTTACCTGCACGTCTATCTCCAATAGAACTACATGTTGCGCCAATTACGTTAGCGTTCTCAATGTATCTATTATATACAATCTCACGTAGCGCTCTACTTGGATTCTCCAGATAATTACGCCAACGAATTATTACTTCATTGTCATCTGTATTGGAATGATAGAATGAACGAGCAGAAATATTATTAAGCCAATTCTTGAGTATTAAATTACTCTGAACAATGGAGTCAGTCTCTTCATCTGTTTCTGACTCAACAAGACATGAGTCTCCCTCTTCAACCCATCGTTTCATCAGTTCAATAGAGAACTGAAGCCCCTCAGATTCAAGTTTTTCCTCACCACCAAAACGAACAGGCTTAACTAAGTTTGTTTTATCGTTTACAATTCTTGAGATGGCATTATCTACAGCAAGATTAGTTTCTGAGGTGAGTAATATTCTTTCTCGTTTATTACCTTGCTGCAGTCCTTTTCTTACAAGTTGCCATATCATTTCGGCAATAGCCGTAGATTTTCCAGTACCAGGAGGTCCTTGAATTACAGCTAGATCTTCTGCATACATTGCTTTGATAATTGCTTCTTTTTGAGACTCGTTTACTCTTGAATTAAGCAAATGTTCGCATAATTCTTTATAAACTAAGCCTTCTTTACGAAGGATTAAATCTATATCTTGAGTTTTAGTGGCCTCTTCAGAATTAAAGATAAAACGCTGTAATCGTGGATTAACTAATTCAGCTCCAGTAGTGGCCTTGGTAAAAGTATTCTTCAATCGAGATATCTTTTCCAAGTCTCCTGTCAAAATTGGAATAATCGTAGTTACTGCTTTTGACTCAAAGGCCTCAATAATCTGATTTTTCTTTTCGTCATCCACATCTATATCAAAAACAAGATGTGGATAGTTCGCTTTCAAGAGTTTTCCAAATGAAACCTCCTTGTCTCCAAGCATAAAACCGAAATCAGCTCTGCGCATTTCGTTTATGCTCTCTTCTAAATCCTCTAAACGAGAATTCTTGTTATATATAACATTGAGTCTAATTTTACCTGGTACTTTTTCTGCAAACTGGACTTCGATACCAGATACAGACAACTGGAGCAAATCACTTTCAAGACTTGCTTTTTTGATCTCATAGAATTCAGCCTCAAGATATGGCAAACGAATCTTTATTTGGTGAAATACACTGTCATTCTGAATGTCAATATCATCATATTTGTCCTCAAGTGTTTTTTTCAGTTCGTCATACCCTACAATTTGAGATTTGACAGAACATTTAAATCGATGTTCTTCATGAACATTTACCTTTACAAAAAGATTCTCTCGTTCTATATCAGACAAGATTTCTACGATATCATCAGTTCTCCAATTGAAATCAATTCCAATTGCTCCCGTTTCATCGTTAAAACTATATCCTTCACCTTTATTTCTAATGTATTGTCCTACCTCTGCGAATTTTGCCTTAATAAGTTGATGCTTGGATATTGTATATACAAATACTACCTCCATCTCAATATCATCTTTAGAACAATATATCATGGCCTCATCCATAAAGGCATTAATATTATTATTTGCCTCTGCTACATAATCCTTGTGGCAAGGATCCTTCTTAGTAAAGTCTCTACAAAACTCAAAGGTGTCTGTTTTAGGATAATAACAGTCGTAACAATCCTTTAGCACCTCATTTGCTTTTGGATTGTTAATTTTAAATATTAGTGTATAATGCTTGCAATTTAAGCCTAAATGAGCATATTGTTTCATCACATCCCAGGGAATATACTGGTTGTGATATTCTAACAATTCTACTATCTTGGAGTCCTGTTGATTTTTCTTCTTTTTCTCGTATGTTACATAGTGATCTCCAAATAGATATTTCATATATCCTTCGCGATCAACATTTACTTTGGAGATAAATGCTGCAGAATCATTGATGGTTCCCTCTATTAGATTTCCGTTTTTAAGGATTAAGTCAAGTTGACGCAATTCATCAATTGACAATTGGTCACAACGATCCATGCCACCACCATAATTGATTGTGACATTAATAGACGGAGTAGTGTCAAGTTCAACATAACACTCTGATAAACCTTTTCTAACCTGTTTCAGGTCTGTTTCGGTCAAAGCATTCCACTTAGACTCATCAACAAGAATGTAGCCAGACTCAAGATCATACGAATCAAGCCCTAATTTACCTTCCAAGAGAGAATTTAACTGCTGCTCATTTCGGCTTTCATCTACTGTTACGTAGAGTTTGTCATTATCCACATCGATACTGTCTGATATAATCGTAATCGGTGAACAACGCTGCTTAATGAGTTTCTCTTGAATGTCAACGAAACGCTGCCAAATATTTCTAATTGAATTCTGTGCAATGTTAGAAACCATTGGCTTTATCTGTTTCTTAAATTGTTCTCTTTCTTGGCGACAAGAGTTTCGCTGATTTCTTTCCTGTATTCTTTTCTCCTTTGACTTCTTCTTAGGACGTGTAGATTGATCAAGAGCAGTGAGGTCAACTACTCCTAAGACAGAAGGCTTGACAACACTATTGCTGTGTTTTAATTTAAACACTTCAGGTGCTGACTCGGTTTCTATAGTTTTCTGAGGTTCAACATAAGATGTTACTGGTATATATCCAGAAGGCTGAGAGTCGTTCTTTGATGATTTTACCTCCTTCAAAAGCATTTTGGCACTTATTTTCAAAGTCTGACTTTGTCCAATATGCGATTCTATCAATATTCTGATTCTTAGGAATAAGGATGAATCTTGAAGGCAATATCATGATGGTATCTCCACGCATTCTATTCCAACCATGGGAGTTAATAATCTCACGGTTAGTCACAGGATCTGAAGTAAACGAGTCCTCTTTCCAGGGCAAAGCAAGCATACGTATCCCTGCACCAAAATGCTTAACAACCATTTCGTATTGGTTGTCTTCGATTTTGGAAAAAGGGCTCCATTCATCCGTATAACCATTTCGCTCCAAGAAGTCTATGACTGTCTGGAGTCCAATATTAAGTTCTTTACATATTTTGTTCAGCCGTATTGACATATACTATTTTTTGCTTAGATTTGAAACGTTCTTCTCAGTAAACATTAATAAATTGTTGTGGAAACATTACATTTGCAAAGATAATCATACCATTGATTTGTTCTTTTATTGAATGGACAAACACAAATGAGGAAATAAGAGGTTCTGTTATAATTCGCCTCTTCCCTTGCTTCTTAATCTCTTTGTATCGCATAGGAACATAACATTCAAGTCCTTTAGCTTCTACAAATGCTTTTGCTTTGATGATACGCCTATATGAAACTCGCAGAACGAACCATTGCTTATTTGCATTAGGCACATTCTCTACCGACACCCCACCTTTGTTCTTTGAGATGGAGGGTGTACAGGAGGTAAGTCTTGCACTTGGACACGATGAGCCAGTGTCGGTAGGCTGCCCATTATACAATGAAGCGTCAGCCGTTAAAGGCTGTTTGGTATTATCTTCCAATGTTATTGTTCAGAAGTTAGATTAAACCAATAGACTTTTCCTTGTTAGAATTGTCAATTATTGACTACAAAAGTAGGAAATCTTATTCAGACGAAAGAATAAATCCTTGGAAATCTTTACTTTTGGTGGCACATTTCTGCGAATTGAGGTGATTTGTAGTGCAGATTACTACAAATCACCTCAATTTGCCATTATCTGGATAAACCTTGTGACTTCTTTCTTGATGGCGCTCCCAATCCAATTTTCTGTGTTCCGTCCCAATTCGTGAGTTGGTCAGCACAGCCATTGGAGCCACCAAGTGAAACGTATGTATCTGCGCTGCACGACATGTAATCAATGAACGAAAGGAAGTTCTGAATGATGGGTTCGGTATAAACAACCTCATTGGTAGCAAAGAGTTTTGTCCAGTGTGCGATACATTCTCTCCGATAGTTGCCACAACCATTCCAATCCATGCTTGCGAGAAATCTTTCAACGGCAAACTTTGCTCCTTGTGGAGAGCGAAGCGCAATGTTGGATTTTGTGGCAGTAGCCATAATACCATAATAGATTGCTTTGGCTTCTTTTTCATCGAAATCTATTCTGCTTGATTGCGAAAAGGCTTTAAGCTGTTCGTGACCTTCACTAATGAATCGGTCAAGTACACCTTGGTATCTGTCTTGTCTTGCCTGTTCCTCACGTTTTGCCTCCGCTTCTTGCTCCTTGCGTTCTTCCACACGTTTAACAGCTTCAATTATTTCAGGCTGCTTTGTCAAGTCGTTCCATTGAAGAACCAAAATTTTGTATTTCTCCCATAGAGTATTGTACTCCGTCTTGAGTTTTGTATTGTCCTCGTTTTTTGAGGCTAATTGGGTATTGAGACTTTCAATAACTGCATCCTTTTGAGCGGTTACTCGTCTGACTGCGTTCTCGTCAAGTTGCGATATGTGTTGTTTCACCTCCGTATTTTCGGCCTTTAGTGTATCATTCTCATTCCGCAAAGCCTTATTCTCACCAATCAGTTTGTTGAGCTGCTGCATATAGTAAGTGTAAGTTTTGTTGACAGATGCCCGTATACCATTATTCTGCTTATCACGTTCAACATTGACGGCGGTTACAAGAGCCTTGATAGCATCATTGATGTTTGTTGTCCGTTCCTCTCGCCAAGTCTTTTGTCCGATAAGTGCAGGAACTGGGATGGCAAATTCCTTATTTACGGTATTCATTGCTTCTTGTACAGGTGTCTTTATGTTGAGAAGAGGAAATGTAAGCTCTTGCTTGTCAATAGTGGCAAGAACAGCGTATTTCTCCACCTTTTCAAGAGCAGATTTCGCCTGTCGCTCTGCTTCAAGAACGACTTTGTTCTTATGCCTTCGTCCTCGTTTTTCCTCCTCGGACAATTCATTGTAAGGGATGCCGCGTGCAAGACCATACTTGCAGCCAACCTCATTGTGATAGTCTGTATGAAGTTGCGAGAGATATTCCGACTTTGCTTTTCTCGTCTCTCCCCACACCTTGGCATAAGACACACGCTCAACAAAGTCCTTTGAGGCAGTCTGCTTGGTGTAGTTGTCTCGTTCCTCTTTGGGTAATGCTCTCCATTCCTTAGTTGAAAGCACTATGTCGGGATTGTTCTTGTTGACATACTTGCTACCAATGCGTCCACGTTTCTTGACTTTCTCCACAGGAATAGTCTGCACATGGGCATGGATACTTGTTTCGTCACAATGGACTGCGAAACTGATAATATTCTCCTCGCCCCATTTTCGACAGGCAAAATCGTAGGTGTCCTTTGCCCATTTATAAATGCCTTGTTGCAATACGATGTGGCTATGATCTGCATCTGGATTGGCAGTGTCTATCCTTTGGTTGCCAAAAGCGAGGTTGTACAGCACGTCGTGGTCACCACTGAATATCATGCCGACAGTGCAGTTTGGACTGTTCTTTGATACTTGGTCTGGATGCCTGGCATCCATGTATGGCTTGAATCCCAATTCATCAAGACGCATCTGAATGCGCTCATGGAGTGGAATGGGATTGGAACCAAGAGGGACAATCTTTCCATCCTTGACTATCTCGAAGTTGAGATTCTTGCGAGAGAAGTTGTAATGATTGTTCTTCTCCTTGTCGGCATTCTTCAGACGATAAACATTCTCGTCCCAGCCTCTGCGCTCGGCTTCGTTGCCCACTTGGGCGGAGAATGATTTCTTGTCTTTGCCGACATGGATAGCGGCACGTGGTATGTTGCTTTGCATATTGTATTTCTGTCTTGTTGTACATTGTAAAAGGCGTAACTCGGTATAATGGCAGCAGGTCTCGGGCGAAGCCTGAGCATAATAGAAGGACTTTTTAAGTGAACAGCGTCAGCAAGTGAATCTAAAAGTCCCTATTATGTTCATGGACTTTTGCAAAAAGTCGGCTCCCTCACGAAAGACTGCCTCTATCCTTGACTATCCGCCATCTGTGCGTTTTCCGTCCGGTAGGTTAGATTACGATAGACCACCTTTGTCATCATCTCGTTGAGTCGGTCGGCAATTCGGTCACCATATCGCTGACGGATTTCCTTGGGCTCAAGGTTTGTGGTGAAGACCGTGAACAGTTGTGCGTCATACCGCATAGCCAAGAGTTCCTTGATGGGATAAATGAAATTGCCGTAGTCCTGCACTTCAGCAGGTTCAGTACCAATATCGTCTATACCTAATATATCAGCTTCTGCCAATTTGCAAAACTTATTATAGTCCGTCTTGCGGATTTGCACAACCTGCATGGCATTGACAATGGTAAAACTATAGTAGTTATCAGAACTATGTCCAGCATTAGACGATAGGTTCGGTTTGAGGATTTCCAATCTTCTGACAAGGTTCTGCAATGCCTTGAGCATAGTGGTCTTGCCGTTGCCGCATCCGCCACATAGAACGATTCCGAACTTTGCAGTGTTTGCAGTCAGGCAATTGGCTACCTGTTTGAGTTGCTCTTCAACAAAACCATTATAGATAAACCTGCGATAGCGGAGCTGTACTTCCATGATATATGCAGCCAGAAGATATTCGTATGCCTGCTCCTCAAACATAGGCAGTCTAAAACGCCCCGTCATAGTCCGTCCCTTCCGCAGGAACTGGACAAGTCCTGCGATTTTCTTTTCGTTTGCTATTTCCATATACACCTCCGTTTTTACTGTCAAAAATCTCACACCTTCCCTTTATAAAAGAATCTTTGCTTTGGTGTTTGTCTTTATCTTTAATATGTGTCAAGTCCTGTGTCAAACCATGCGTCAAGTTATCCGTCAAGCCTACTGTCAAGTTATCTGTCCATTCAAGCAGTGTGTAATTGGACGGTAGATGGCGGGATTTGCCTTCTGTAAAAGCGATAAGTTTGCGCTCGGATAGATGCTTCCGTGCCGTGATGACAGTTTGCCTTGAAAGGCGCAAGTCTTCACATATTCTTGTTGTGGAGCACGCAAACGGCATTTTCCAATACCGCTTGTTGCTCTCGTTCACAAGGTAGGCAAACATGGCTATCTCACTCGCTGGCATTGGCGACAACAAAGCAGAACGCCAAAGCTGGTTCATGTGTTCGATATACGTCATACGCTCTCTTTACTATCGTTGTCGTAAGCATTAGGCAAGTTCTTGTCCACTTTGCTCTTCCGTTTGCAATAGCCTACAACTGTTTCGTTCATGGATCGAGCGTGTGTAATGGCTTTGACTGCCGAGGCAGGGTACATGTTCTTGTTGCCAAACTTGATGTGTTGCAAGTAGCCTGTGCGATGCCACTGCCATAGAGTAGCAGGACATACATTGAAAATTTTACAAACGTCATCTGTTGTAAGAAAGGTTTCCTCAGATTCTTCCTTGCGAACAGACGCAGCTTGTTCCTCCCATTCCTTGCGTGACTGCGCCAAGAGAGCATTTGCAAAATGGTGAAGGTCTTCAGGAGTAACGGTTAGTGCAACCAGGCCTCCCATCTTTGTCAATGACATGATGTCAACCATATTTTTTCTTTTAATATTCGTTATACATACGCTGTTTTGCTCGTAAACCAGGATGCTCTTTCTCGCAGCGTGATAAAAAAGAAACACCGCCAATCCGCTGGTTTGTCGGATTGACGGTGCAAAGGTATATGGCTTTTGACGGCTCTCGATGAGATTTGAATAGGCAGTAGGATGCGACTACTATTGACTACTCTTTGTTAATGGAATTAACGTGACAATATCAAAAATCCTTAGCCAAATGCTGTTTTACGTTTGACTAAGGATTGTAAATGGTAGCAGATTGTCAGAAACGAAATATGCTGCGACAATATGCAATAATCATAGAATGGAAGTTCTTGCGTCCTAATTTGCGGTCGTAGAAGTGTACATGGCTTTTATCGGTGACATTGTAGCCTATGGCATTTCGTAAAGACCTTCTGTGATACTTGATTTTCTCCTCAACCTGTTTCTTGACAGCATCGGACTCGTATTCCAAGTTTATATGATACTTACTGAAATACTTGTCAAAACTACTTTTCTTCAGGTTGAATTCATCGACAAGCAGACTGCGAGGAATTGTTGGGAACAATATGCCGTCCTCTATTGCACAATGGATAATGACGGCTGCATCATCTGGATGTTCACCTCTGATAAGCTGGTGAAGTCCATGATGGATAGCATAGTATTGTGCTGCGAATGGAGTGTATTCAATAAGTTTGGTCGGACGTTCCTCATTCGACACCCCACGAATAATCTTCAAGAACCCTAATACCATCTTTTGGGTAATGCCATCAAAGTGCTTCCGTATCAGTTCCTTGGTCAATGCCTCTATCTCGTCATAATGGCTGTTTCCTCTAATGGCAATATATTTTAATGTCTTGCGGATTGAAGGTTTCTTTGCCAATTCTTCCCAAGGTGTAGTTTGGTATGACATAACAGCAAGAATGGTCATGCCGAAGGCTTCAAGACTTGGCTTTTCGACATTCTCGTTCACTTTCGTTCCATCATACTCTTCCTTTATGAGCGAAAGCATGAACCAAACGTTCTCTTCTGTTATGTTGCGAGGCTTGCCGAACTGCTGTTCAAGATCCTCGCCGAGTTCGTTTATGTTCATGCCTTTCGGTAATTTAACTGTCTAATTTGCTCGTTGAGCATTGACAACTTGCTTATCAGTTCATCAAAAGAAGGCACCTGCCCGAAAAACATGTGCTCACACATGAACTTGTAGTCATCTTGCCATAGTCTTGCAATTTCCTCGTTGGGCACGATACATAATGTAGCAGGATAAAGCTCATCATAGTTGAATCCTTTAAGTCCGATGAACTTTCTGCGATGTTCAAGTACCGCCTTATACAGTGCTTCGTTGTGGATTGCACGGTCAGCAATTTTGTTTTCAGAATCCATCATCATTGCCAAATCATATATATGGCGAGACATACGCTCCACTCTGACCTCGTTCTTTCTAAACTCTTCGTGCAACAAGAACACCTTTTCAAGGAAAGTACGCTCGGGGATGACAGCGTTCACCTCAAATGGCTTTTCTGCAAATGGAGCTTTGCTGAAATGGGCATCAATAGCAGCGTTGATTGCTTTTTTCTCAATAGGCTCCATCATCGATCTGCCGCTGATTTCTATCTTTACCGTATTTTTGATATATGGTGAAATTTCATATAAACTATGATAGGTTATAGTTATCACCTCGGGGTCAGTTGTCGTAACTGGTGTGATTATAACATCCACAGAAAAAGCATCTGTTCGTATGCCTAAATCCACTAAAGCCTTCCTTATATCATGCTGCATCTTCTCTCTTACGAAAGAACAGGCAGCGCGACGCAGTCTGTCGCTGATTTGAGTCTTCGACAATTCACCGCTAAAGCCAAGGAATTCTCTGCTGAGTGCAATATCCACGTCTTCGGAGAATCTGGCTATCAAGTTCCAGCATTTGCTAAGACTTGTACCTCCTTTGAAAGCAATATGTTCTGCATATGGCAAAGTATGAAGGGCTTTCAACACCTGAGTTACCCACCAGTCCTTTTCGATACTTGACGGCGGCAATCCGGTCTGCAACGCCACGGTATTGATAGCTTCACGTTGTCTATCTTCTGGTATGTCTATGAATTTCATCGTGCAATTAGTATTTTGCGCACCCATGCAGGGGCAAGTTTTATATCATGATTGAAATCGTTGTCGTTTACATTCTTTGCGTGCTCGACAAGCACGTTGCGTTCCTCGTTGGTTATTTTGTTCTCGCCTATGGCGCGCATGGCTGTTACAACAAGCATCATCAGCTCTGATTTATAGGCAAAGTTCTTGCCCGAAGAAGAATGCTTGAACAGGATGCCACGCCCGTTTCCGATTTTTATCCTACGTGGTGCGCCGTTGGTCAAGAACACGACATTCATGGGCATCTGTGTGGACAATCCGAGACGATTCAAGGCATATGCTCCCATAGGTGCAATCTTAGCCTTGTCTCGTTTGGCTATAGCCTGGGCAATGTCTTCAACAGACGGATAGATAATGCCAAGTCCATATTCCTTGTCCTCTTTGGGGTAATAATAAATGCCATGAGCCAACCGTACCAACATTCCGTCGGTGTACATTCGATGGAATGTTGACTTCACGGCTGATGGTGTTCCGCAGTCTGCATAGTCTTGTTGAAAGACTATCGAACCACGTCCTTTCCCTCTAAGCCTCATTTCTATCTTATTTACAGTGCTTTGGCTTGATGTCTGTACCAT